GCACCAATTTTTTTAACCCTGCAGACCCAGGTTGGGCAGAGTATAGTTACACCACAGTTATTGTTGATCTCGCTGTCTAAACTGTAGTTCTTGGCGCTGTACTTCGCGTTCCTGGTCCTGTAAGGCCAGTGCATCTAGTCTTGGCTGTTGACGTTCTGAGTCTGCTCTACTACGAGCCAAATTATCTTGAAATGTTTGTTGAACTAGTTGATTTCTAAAATGCGTGGCCAATGCTTGATTAGCTTCTGCACTGCCAGCTCTATATCGTCCCGCACCTAGTACACTGTCCACTTTAGCTTGATCTAATCTATCAGCTCTAGTGGCAAACTGGCCTTTACTGTAATGTGCCAAATCATCAGCAGTTTTAGGTCCCTGTGCTAGAGTAGTTGTGCCCTGTACGCCTTTACCTGTGGCCACTGCTGTGCCTTCACCGGATCTTACCTGTGGCATGCCCAAAGTGCCTCTTCCTGAACTGCCAGTTTGTGTCTGTGGTTGAGCCTGTGCTTGAGGTGATTGAGCAGTGGGCTTTGTTTTTGGATAAAGCTGATCTGCTGCCATGCCTGTGCCCACTGCCGCTGGTATTGCGCCAATAACGGCAGCATCCTTGGCCGCAGCCACTTCTGGCTTGCTCATTACACTTTTAATGGCCTTTCTCACTATGCCTTCTTGTACAGCTATAATGTCACAGTATTTTCTCATTAGTTCTGATGATTGACTCATTGTAGTTTCCTCAAAGCATTTTAAGTTAAAAAATATTTAGCGCATATAACTAGTGTATGCTCCATGAATTTTACATATTAACTAGAAGTTTAGATTATATACCAGTGGGACGTTGGCTTGCTCACAATCGAATTAAGCATGAAGTACATCTTAATCGTACACGCTTTTGGATTGATGAAGGACCCTTATTAACAGAGTTCTTACTGCGCTGGCAGGATAGTTGTCCACCAGTCGATCCTTTAGAGGATAAAGCTACTGGAATTATCAATATTGTTAAATAAAGCTAACAACAATTTGGAGCAATTCCATGGGTCACGCACTATGTTACGTAACACTGGCTGTAGGCTTAGCCACACTATACTGGATCTGGGACTACAGTAAGAAGTTCGGTAAGAAATAAAATCTAGTTTTAAAAATTTTTGCGCAGAAAATTTTTGGGGTTGTAAGACCCTTTTCTTACGTTTGAATTATCTGTATACTTAATGGAGTAGAAATTTCTGCTACCGGTTGCGCTGGCGCTTCGCGCTTCGCGCACTCTAAAATCAACCGAGCCGACTCCGGTAAAACCTAGAACGTGTGGTAAATACTACTAGCAGAGGATTAATAATGAGCACACAACAACAGCGTATACTTAGATTGGCTCCAACAAAGGATTCGGTACTGGATCGTAGGGTTGGAATTAGGGGTGAGATATTCTATGACGATACCAATCGTGTACTGCGTGTCTTTGATGGAGAACTGTTGGGTGGCTACGAACTCTTACGTGCAGACCTGCAGAACATTGACGTAGCCATTTTAAACAGCAAACTAGCCAACAGCACAGTTACACTGGGATCAACTACAGTTAGCTTGGGTGGATCTAGCAGTACACTGGCAGGGTTGACTTCGGTCACTGCCACTACATTTAATGGCTCTGTCACAGGCAACGTAACTGGCAACCTGTTGGGTAATGTCACAGGTAATGTTCAGGGTAATGTCACAGGTAATGTCACAGGTCGTGCTGACTCGGCCACACAACTGCACACTGCACGTACAATCAACGGTGTCAGCTTTAACGGCACAGCTGATATCACAGTCACAGCAGATGCTAGTACACTGTCGGGTACTGAACTTAAATCAACAGTGACTGCCAGTAGTTTGACCAGCGTGGGCACATTGGGTAGCTTGACTGTGACTAATACCATTAACGGCAGCGTCACAGGCAATGCAGGCACAGTGACCAATGGAGTATATACCAATCAAACCTATGACAATCCCACTTGGTTAAACTCCCTAGCATTGAGCAAAGTTGGATTCACAGCGGGCAAGAGCTTTGATTACAACAGTGCCGCAACTCCAGCACTCTCAGTCAAAACCACTGCGTATACTGCGGACTTTGGTGCTACACCTGTGACCAGCAAGAGTTTTACCATCACTGACGCTAACGCAACAGTGACTAATTCAGTGATGATTTATCCAGTGGGCAGTGATGAATGGGAAATGGATCCCATTGCCTACTCAGCGGTCTGCAATGCAGGCACAATTACACTCTATGCTTCAACTAGTCAAGGACCTGTTAAGGGCACTAGAAGCATTCGTTATGTATTAGTATAAATATTGAAATAAGGAATTTAAACCATGGCAATCATTCAATCAGGATCAGACAGTAGTTTACTAACAGTTGATCCAACATTTAAAAGTGCTCGTGTAACTGTACGTCCTCCAGAAGGTTTGGGCTACTTCCAATTAGGTGCAGCCACAGGTAACTTGGCCAACACCACAGTGGCCGCTAACGGTCCGTTGTTCAGTATGCGTTGGGCACCTGCTAACGGTAGAATAGCCATCATTAGACGTGTGGTGGTTAACTTTGTACAGGTAGTGGGTTGGACAGCCGCTGCCGCACAGCCAATAGGCCTCTATGTTGCACGTAGTTGGACAGCCAGTGACACAGGCGGTACAGCAGTTACTATTTCTGGTAATACTAACAAGATGCGTACTACCAATGACCCCAGCAACTTTGCCGCACCCAGTGATGTGCGTGTTGCGGGTACTGCTACTTTCACAGCTGGTACACGTACTTTAGATACCAATGCAGTGGCTGTGGGATTAGTTGCAACCAGCCAAGTTGCTGCCGCGTCAGCTGTATATCCACAACAGACCATCATATTGCATGATGTTAATACTGGTGATCACCCAATTATATTGGAAAACAATGAAGGTATTGTTATCAACAATATCACAGTATGGCCTGCCGCAGCCAACGGCTTCATGTCATTCAACATTGAATGGATTGAAGGCACAGCTTATTAAACCATCGATGACTGCCATAAAAAAAGCACCTTCGGGTGCTTTTTTATTTCCTCTGGTGCCTAACTGGACCATCTAGATTTTTATACAGCATGAATCTAACACCATCAAAATCCAAGGTATATTCGTCTAGGATATAGGCTATGCTGGTTGCATCCATGACTATTTCAACACCAGCTATGTTTAGAATATAATCTTCAGAAGCAAATTGATCATCCCACTCAAAGTAAATGTCTGTCTTTAGAGCCAGTATGTCACAGCGAACCCTAAACGCACCTTGTGGTTTGTTCTCTCCTAATCTTTTGATTTCTAGCACAGCACTGGGAGTAACTGTGAGGAGATTTGGTTGATTGCCCGGAAGAAGATCTACTTGACTTTTATCCATGCTGATATTTAATTATATCTTGAATGGACTTTGGAAGGTTTTGGGTCTACTGTTTTCTTCAAGTTCTTTGATCTTCTGTTGGTAGTAGGCGGCTTCGTCTTTTCTAGCCTGTGACAGTTGACTCATGATTTTGTCGCGTTCAGTCATTAATTCCAATCGTTTTTTCACGCTGGGTTCTGAGCGTACTTGCTCATGAATTATATCCAATTCTTTTATTAGGTTTTCTACACTCATATATATGTCTTAGTATATCTTTTAAAACTCGTAACAAAAAGAATGTCTTTTCATTAAAAACGTAAGAATTTTCTTTTAAAAACTGCTGAAAATTTTAAAGAATTTAACGAAAAGAATATCTTTTTATTTCAAACTCAAGTTCTTGTTAACTATGTCTATCTTCCTGTTTTGTATTCTTTCTATATCACCGTTATTTCTAAGGGCTTTGAATACTAGATTTTCTGTGCTAAGTTCGCCAAACTTATCCAAGCCAGACTGACGGTAATTTTTCAACTTATCCATTAGTTTGGTAATATCTTCTTTATCATCAGCCCTATTCAAATATCTCTTAATTTCCACGCTGAGCCAACGATATTTGGCACGTACTGCACGATCATCATAACTGGTATCACGTTGTACATCTTTACGTTGTACCCATTCATCAGTTAATAAACTATAGGCATTGCCCTCTACAGTTTCATCGTCATCTTCTACATATATTTCTACTGGAACACTTCGCATAGCAATATCATAGGTATTGTTCCAAAGTCTACGCTTACTGTCAAAAAATTGATCTACTAACTCATTACCGCCATATATTTCTTCTTTGGCTACAACAATGTGTAGATCTAAATCGCTGTGTGGAGTATAGGTATAACTGGTGTTGCTGCCTGTAATTATTATATCACGTAGGGGTATTTTGTCCAGCTTCAAATAGGCCAAAAATTCTTTAGCTGTTTCTAATAATTTTAACCTAACTTCAGCCTGTAGTTTGTCCCCGTCCCATAGTTTAGGATTGAGACTGGTGTGAAACATTATGGGAGATTGGAACTCTAAAATCTGCATAACACATATTTATTCAACGGTAAATACTCATATGGACACAAATTATTATACTGGAAATTTATTAGTAGCACCGCCAAAAATGATGGATAAAAGATTCAGCAGTACGGTGGTCTACGTGGTTAATCACACGCCTTCTGGTGCGTGGGGGCTGGTGCTCAACAAACCAGGAAATCTTTCTAATAAAGAGTTATTATCACAAATTGGCATTGATCTAAATCTTTCTGGTATTGCACACGCTGGCGGTCCAATGAATACAAATAGTGTGCATTTTTTACACAGTCCAGATGTAACAAGTTCAGGAACTTTTCCTGGCAATATTTTTGCCAGTGGAGATATGGAATTTATTACTAGACTGCAAGAAGGTAACAGACCAGAAAGATATAGAATGTTTGTGGGCAGTTGTAGCTGGGCACCTGGACAATTGGAAATGGAGGTCATGGGCGAAAGTCCGTGGAGACCAGAGTTTAGTTGGCTAACAGTTCCTGCTACGCCAGAGCTTGTATTTGATTATGATGATATGTCACAATGGCAGCATTGTCTTGATGCATGTGCTAATAACGTGGTTAAAGATTGGATGGTCTAAAATTAATCTTTTTCAGCATTAATATTAGCTAACATTTCTCTAATACGACTTCCGTCAACCTTACCTCTAACTTTTGGAACTGCTATACCTTCATCTGGTTCTCTAGCAATTTCCCCAGTTGAGCTATCTACAACTGTGCTAGTCTTTTTCAATCCATTTAAAATATTCGCTGTTCCAGAACTAGGTTGTGGTCTACCGCCACCTTGACTAAAACTAGACTCTTGAGCATCTTCACCTGGATCAGTAATACGTAAACTATCCAAGTTAAAGTCCAAATCAATCTTTTGTCCTACTGCACTACTTGAGCGTGTCTTCATAAACTGTATTTGATAACGTCCACGCTCACGCATAGCACGACTTGTAAAGATACCAATCACGTTATCAGCTGTTTGGATTTTACTCAAACCGCCACTAATATGACTGTGATCAAATTCAATTTCTTCAACAGCACTACGGTTTAACTGTGATGCTGTAACGCAAACACATTGTTGTTCCATAGCAAAGTTACGAATTTCTTCTGACACATATTTGTCTTTAACAAACAAATCACTAGGACTAACTTTAACACTAACTGGCATCATCAAATCCAAATAGTCAATCAACACAACATCAGGCTTGTGTCCTTTCTTTACTTGATACTCTTTGATGTAAGCACGTAGATCATTAATGTTCTTTCCTGATGGCATATATTTGATTTGAATAGCACCACTACTTTTACCTGCCATTTTTACTTTGAGTTCAACGTCTTCCAAACTTTTAAAAATCTCTCGGGTCGGAAGACCAGTCATCATCGAATCCAATCTCATCGCAACTAGGTGCTCGCTCAGTTCCAGTGAAACGTAAAGTACGTTGAGTCCTACCTGGGAGAAGTTCACCGCAAGATTCTGTAGAAACAGGGATTTCCCCGCACCACTGCCCCCAGCGAAAATATTCAATTCGCCCCTGTTGAACCCTCCAAAAAGTTTTTTGTCGAATGTCGGCCATCCTGTGCTCACTTGTCCATTTTTGTCTTTAAGACCCATCAAACGTCCACGAGGATCTTCAAAATAGTCTGTGCCCATATCTTTATTAAGACTGATTTGAACTGCTGCCTTAATCATAGTTTCTACAGGCCCAAACTCTCCCTTTTCCAACATATCTGCACTCTTAATAATTGCTCTTTCTAGTGCTTTATGCCTACTGAATTTTTCAAACTCATCTAATAGCCAATCATAATTTTCAGAAGGTAATCCTGTTACATCTTTGAAATCTGTTTCACAACTTGTATTGACTATATCCAACTCTGGCATCACTTTGTATTTGTCAACGTATACATTGATAAATTCTGCCGCATCCTTTAACTTCCTATCAAAGTTTTCTGGATCAAAAATATTTTGACAACGTACAAATGTTTCTGCATCACTCAAAAACATTTCTAAATATAATCGTTGTACTTCACTACTGTAATTTGTTTTATTCATGCTTATATGTTATCTTTTTAATCTGTGACTCTAGTGAATCTTGAAACGAAACTTTCTACGTAACAACTATACTCATTTTCTCCAGACAATCTTTCATGACTCATGTTGCCTTCTTTAATATAGTGTACCCAAGTTTTCCCCTCAATATCGAGCACGTCTAATACATGAAAGTATGTGCCCCTACCATCCCACCAACGTGATCCAGTCTCAACTATCATTCTTTTTCTCCTTTGGATATTTTTTCATTAGCAATTCTAATTTTATTTTATTATCTGTAGCAGAATCTAAAATACTTTTGATCGTAAAAAGTTTACCATAACGTTTGAACGCATCACTAGCGTCTTTAATATCATCTTCCCATGGGGGTATGGCTACCAACCACTCATTCTCCATAGCATACTGTACTAACCCCATACCAGTATGATCCCTGTCTGGAACAACAATAACTGTTTTACCTAGACTATTAATTATAGCACGTTGTCTGTCGTTGGGTAAATTAGTTAATAGTCCAACTCCATTTACTGCCAATGCATCAAAAGGTCCTTCTGTAACCAAAACTATTTTGTTTGAATAATTTTGTTTATCTATATTGAATACATAACCGCTTTGACTTTCACTCAAATATTTGGGACTACCTGAAACTACTTTTCTAGCAGTATAGCCTATGAGCTTTTTTTGATGATAAAATGGTATTATTAATCTATCATTATATCCAGGCATGGGACAATAATGCCAGTCATAGTCATCTAAATCATGTCCTCTATCAAGCAAATATTCTAAACACCTAACACTATCATCATATTCTAACAAAGCATTAACTAAAGGTATTGAATCAGGTGGCAGATACTTTTCATGAAAATCCAGTTGAGCCACAGCTTCAACATCATTATTGTCCAATAATTTAAGAGCTTCTAAACTCCACTCATTTATCTTACTGGAAGGAACATTTAACCATTTGAATAATTTTTTATTTTTTACACTTATTTGTCTGCCAGGATTATTGTCCAATAATTTAAGAGCTTCTAAACTCCACTCATTTATCTTACTGGAAGGAACATTTAACCATTTGAATAATTTTTTATTTTTTACACTTATTTGTCTGCCAGGTTGCCAACTAGTCTTATAGCCGCAATTGAAACAGTGATATGTAAATCCAGACCCATGGCTAATGAATCCACCTCTTTGTCTTGTGTCAGTAGTTTCGCCATTGTGTACACAGCAAGGTGCGTCAAAACTCATCCAACCAGAGGAAGTTTGTTTTCTTTTAAAAGGTAGATATGATAGCAGTTCAGCCTGTATGGCAGTCATGCTATTATTTTAGCTTCTATAGAGTATTTTGTCAATAGAACCGATAGTCTTAGTATACCTAAACATTAGATAATTGATATTATCTATATCAGTTATTGTAATTGGCGATGTGCCATTTTCAGATGAGTATGACTCAGTAGTGATTGGGGTGCAGGCATCCCAGCTAGTTGGTGCAGAATTTGACAATGAACCTCTAATTTCTAAATTGCCTGTAAAATTGGTAAAGTATGCTTGTATTGAATGTGTACCATTATTTCCTTTACCATCTCTATTGGTAGATATTGGACCTGAAGTGTAGATATTGTTCTGACCTTGCAAAAATGATAACTCTTCACTAGGAATAAATTTAGAAATAATTCCGTCAACAACTTCTATTTTTCCCTGTAAATCGCTAGCACCGTCAATATATGTTGGCAATAGTTGAGTATTTGAAACTTGTAAAATACTATACACATACTGACCTGATTTGAAACTTGTAGGGATATCATTTACGGTTAATGTTAGTTGTGTTTTACCTTTTAAATTAAATGTTTCACCGTCATCTAGCACAGTTAAATTTTTAGAAACAACTTCTTTATTAGTGACATAGTCAAACAGTTTAAATACAAAGGTCTTTGTACTAACATCAATAGGACGTTGATCGCCGTTTAAAAAGTTGAATTGAAGCGTGTTGGTAACGCCTTTTGCTAGTTTTGCATATCCGTGATACATTATATCCACCCCATGTTTGGTAGAATTTTCCAAATCTAAAAAGACCCGGATGGCTGGAGTATATAAATAGACTGGTAAATTCAACATGCACGTATTTATTGTTACAGGAATTCTAGAAGGTGAACGAACTATTGAAAAACAATTTCCCATTCCTAACCTGCATCAGATGCAATGAGATTGAGATCGTAGGGATCATAATCAATCAAAATGACAGCGTTTTAAGCATCTACGATTTTGGGGCTATACACAACGACACTGAAAAACAGCAACTCTTAGATTTAGGGGATCAGTGGTGGTGGGAAAGCAATCGAAAGATCCCAATTAATATTTTCCTAAAAGGCGAAATGGACTTGTTTCGCAGATATATCAAAACACTGAACAGCAAGGATATAGAGCTTGTTTTTGGTCCAGTTGTTAATTTAAATGATATATCAGAAAAAAGGGTTAAACGTAAAAGTATTCAGCTAGTTCGGTCTGTTAAGAAAACCCGTAGCTGATACCTTCACAAATTTTGTTCATTTGAACAACAATAGCGTGGGCATACGCAACTGCGTGACTCTTTTTAAAACTATAAGAATCGTCTGTCTTTTCCCATATTTCATCTTTAATACTATCCCAACCTTTTGTTTCACAAGTTGGAACTAGGTGTTTCTTACCTGGACGTAGTATTGCTAAGAACATGGCTAATTGTTCAATGCTACGTGGCTTTAATCGTGCAATTAAATCATGATAACCATTGACGTGGAAGATTAAGTCACAAAATTCTTTTTGTTCTAATAAATCCCATAGTGGTTCAATTTTTAGTAAATTTACAATCTCTTCTTCAGATTTTATATCTTTATAGATACCAACATTTAAAAAGTCTACTTTAAAGTATCCTCTTTTTTCAGCATCATCATAATCTAAACTGGCAAGACCTGTTAATGGATCAGTTGGGACTTGATGCAAGTAGACACCAGTATTGTGTTTTTTGATTTCATCATTATCAATTCTTGATGCAGGAATATGCTTTAACAATTTTAAAGCAATGTCTCTATCAAAAAAATCAATATCAATATCAGGCAATGCCAGTCTCCTTACATATTTCTTTTACCAGTGCAATTTCACTAGGATATGTTTTAAATCTTTTTACCCAATAGGATGGATCAATAATAGTTGCCACAATATCTAATTGTTCGTCATTAAATTTTGACAACATATCAGTTCCGCTTTTACAATTTAAAAGTAACCACGGACTAATGAGTCCATCTGCAATTTGTCTAACTGCACGATTAATATTAACATAGTTGAAATAGTGTGTAAAATCTGCTTGATTTTCGTCTGCCCATTCCATCATAGTTGACAATGATCTCTGTATGGCAGCATCAGCTGGTTCTGTTTTTATTATTTCGGATAGATAGGTATAGTAGAGTTCATCGCGGCACCAATGATCGAGCTTAACTCCGGATTTGATAACATAATCCACAAACTTGTCAGGGTAGATAGGATTAACATTATTGACAAAAGAACCAAACTTAACGAAGGCGTTATAGTAAGGGCTTTTACAAAATTCTTCATACGTTTTATCTTTTTTAGCATTTTGTGTCAATCTGTAAAATCTATTATATGTCATAAAGCCTGCTTGCACACGCTTCTCATCTTTTTGTAGAGCTCTACGCTTATTCTCACACATGTGGGCAACTAAAGTAGCTTCTTTAGTATAGCCTTTACCACAGTGAACACAAGTGTAATTACTCATATTCTTTTCTTTGCTTCTTGTCGAACCCCAACTGGTCAAATAAACTTTCGATGTCATTTTTATCCATTAAACTTGCTTGTAACTTAACGTCACTCATCTTCATAGCTGGGTTAAGTTCGGCAATTAATTTTTCAATTTTAACTGCTTTCTCTTTTTTACCTGCGGCTAGATACGGGTGATATGCTTTTGCACCTGTACCACAACCTGCAAATAATTTCCAAAGTAGACCTTTGTGATCTTTACTCAATGACCAATGATTCTTATTCACAAGTTCATTGGTCATTTCTACAAACCATTCTTGTACATCTCTGTCACCTTGTACATTACTAACATAGCGCATCAAAATATACGGACTAAAAGATTTACGTTCTTCATCAGTCCAATTATTAAATGCGTCTTTATCACGCATATCTACACCATTTAATTCTTTCTTAATATCAAGTGCCATGGTCTTTACTCAAGTTATATATTAGTATACATTGATCTAGTGCATGACGCAATGCCTCATTTGTTTGGGCTTCTCTTCGAATTTCTCCCCAAAGTTTACTTTCCATTATGTGACTGTGCAATGATCTTCCATCACCAGTTCTAGGATCAAAGTTTGGATCCTCTGGATCGTAGTCCCAACCAACAACTGTGCGTGTGCTAGGATCTGCACCAAATTCTCTAGAATACACAACGTTGTCGTGACGTTCGTATATTAATTTTGTGCCTGGTTTAAGTTGTCCCATAATATCACCAACATTTAGAATAATCTAATATCTCACTTTGACGACTGACTTCTTTAACAAAGTAAGCACATACTGGATTTTCTCCGGCATGTAATGGAGTTGCCAATAATTGTCCAATACGCATTTTTGGAAAATACCATTTGACATCTTGATAAACATTGACAATGTCTACAGGATAAAATTCTGGTTTGAAACTACTAAGTGGATTGAAAGTAAAAGCACTAAATCCCCTGTCATTCAAACTAGTAAGTGGTAGCACTTCCATTTCACCAGTACTTTCTGGATCGCCAACTACCATGCACCAATCCAGTGGCATCTGAATTTGCCAAGGGCCAATTTGCAATACTGCCGCAGGACATGTAAATGATTCTAAAAAAATCAATGGTTGAAAAAAGTAATCTGGATTTTGATTGTCGCTGTTATCTAGTACAGCAAATCTACAGTCCTCGTCTACTTCTTCTGGTAGATCATTCAAATAGAATGTCTCATCTTTGAGTGTTAAAATTTGCATTAATATTTCACCTTATCTATTGTAAATGGGTACTTTGCTTCTTTGTAGAATTTTTTACGTTCTGTTAAATGTCTTTTAGCGTATTTGGTACTAGCAGTTATATCCCAAATTTGGACGAAGTCTTTGTCTTCCGCTTTTCTAATACCACGTCCAATAGATTGGATAACGCGGACAAAGCTCTTTCCGGGTTCAATAAGAACCAAATTAAAGATCCTAGGAATATTAAGGCCCACAGCGGCCACACCATAAGTCGCCACAATAATCTTATCATCACTTGTACGTACTTCATCATATTCTGTTTTCCTGTCTTTTGTCTTTACTGTGCCATTAACAAAAACACTGTTCGGCAAATTTTCTGTTAAAAACTTTCCACACTCAATTCTATCAACTAGAACAAGCGTATTACCTGATTCGTTAATGCCAGCTATCATACCAGCAATATGTGCCAGTCTATCCTTGTCAGTTACTAGATATTTTAATTCTTCTGCGTAACCGCCAAACTCTTTCCATTCTTGTGTTTGGATAACATTAACATGACAATTAGCAAGATGGCCTGCCTCTTGTAGTTCATGTGCCGCAATTCCACCAACAACTGGTCCTAAACTTGCAACAATGCCCTCAAGTTCATAATGTGCCTTTGGTACTGTGCCTGTTAATCCCCAACGTATTGGACAATGTGCAAATGCTCCTGTTAATAAATTTTTTAATACATCTGCTTTAGCCATATGTACTTCGTCAACAATAACACAAACAACGCCTTCAATAAACTCTAACAAGCTCATTGCATCGTCTATTTCTTTACCCTTCTTTTCAAGGATATTAAGTGACTGCCAAGTGCAAATTGTGTGTGTCTTGTCTAAGTCTTTACGGTCACCATAATACACACCAACATCTAAACCAACGTTACGATAATCTTCTTCTGTTTGTTCTACAAGTCCTTTGTTTGGTACAATAACAAGTGTACGACCATATTTCTCACACATATGACTCATTGTCGCAGTCATAATAGTTTTACCAGCACCAGTCGCAAGTTCCTGTATACTTTGAGGATTTTCAAAGAAACGATTAATTGCATCAGGCTGGTAATCACGCAACATAATGGGCTCGCCTTCTTTGACGTGTCCCTTAGGCCAAGTTTTACCTTTATCAGACCAATAAGATTCAGTTACTTTTTCAAACTCTAATTTAATTGGTTTACGTAAGTCTACTAAATCAATATCATATTTGTCTTGCTCAATAATTGGCAAAACTCTGTCTAGCATACTTAGATAAGTTGTACCACCTAATCCAAAGAAGCTAACTGTCCCGTCCCAACGTCCTAATTTAAACGCAGGCATATGGCGTGCATACGGCAACTCGTACTTAAACTTAGACACTAATTTTTTTCTTGTGTCCAAGTCCAAGCCTTCAATTTTTACATTGACTTCATCTTTTAAAATTATTTTACAAGTTGACAATGTCTGCCTCTGCTGATTTATGTTCGTTGTACTGCAAAGAAAAAATAGAATTTTTAACGGTATTGATAATACTGTAATGAGATGTAACATATCTGTTTACAAACAAACAGACATCAATATTGTGGTGATTTTTTAATAAACTTTTTGGAAATTTATTGCTCAAAAATACCCAATTGGGAGCAGAAGACGCTTCTTTATTCAAACCAAAGTCTTTAATCACTTTATTAAAAGTGACGCCGTCCTCTTCATTTTTTCTTCTAAAAAATACGCCTATTTGATCTAAGCTAACTCCAACATTGATTAGATCACTAACCCATTCATTTAAAGTATCTGCACTAATATTTTCGTCAACAAATACAGCAGTATTCACGTTCATTTCTTTAATTAAAGAAAGAACTTCTGTCCTAGAGTGCTTTGCTTTGTCAATAAAGAATTTTTGATTATGACTTTGTTCGTATATTTTGTACAAAGAATTTAATTTGATTAGTTCTGATATTTCATCAGCAACATTGTCTGCATAAATGTGAACACCTAATTTAGTACTTTCAATTAATGCTGATTTTAAATCGTTTGTTTCAAAATCACTCTTAATATTTTTAAATTTATAACTATCGTTTTCTTTTATTAATGTTGGCACAAAATTTTCAAATTCATCTTTGATTTGATTATATTTGTCAATATAGTTTTTGATTTCGTCATCAATAACAAAACTATCAGACAAATTGTCTAATATAAAGGCCAAACTGACTTCGTTTAGATCCAGTGTCCAGTTTTTATTATCAGGATCCCATTCAGCTCTGGTGAGCTTTTCTTTAGTATTAAGTGTTCTAAACAATGTTAACAAATTTTGATCAAAGGGAAACTTAATAATAAATCTTTTAGAAATTGGATCTAATGTAACAGATTTTGTGTTATCAATAGTTCTTAAATTAAATTTATAAACTGGAGTCTCTAACATATTTTCTATGTCAGTGACGCCAATTTTTTTAAATTGATTTCGATATTTTTTGACAAGTCGTAAAGCAATATCGGCCTGTTTATGCGTAAATGCTTTACCATTGAAAATTTGGTTAGCTAGACTTTGAGATATTTTTTCATCAAAGTTACTGACGTGTATACGTCCTAAACCAAACTGTTCGACTAAATCTTCAATATATTTCATACTAATATTATAGTTGATATTGAAGCGTTTGTCAATACTATAATGTAATGTCTTCCATTCCAGCAGTTCTTAGTTTAATGATATTACTCATTTGCCATTGCTTTATATCAAGGCTTTTGATAATACCCAACCATTTATTTCTAATCAATGCAAACTCATTAATTAGCTTTTCAAAGTCAACTACGTCTGCTTCACCATCAACATATTTTTCTACGTCTCGACTGCTTAACGCTCTTTGATAATTTTCTAGATATTTTCTAAATGTTTTACTACGTAGACGTCTAAGTTCTATATTAAGATATTCTAATATAGCTTCAATTTCTTGAAGTTGGTTGAATCTCTGCTCAACCACGCCTGGTAACTGAGCAGAGAGTTTTTCAATATTACCGTATATTTTACATTCTGTCTGTGCTTGAGCTAACTCATTATAGTAGTACTCAAGGCAAGCAGGTAGTTCAGAAAGATCTTTACTTACCTTGTTGTACCACATTATTAGTCCTCGTCTTCGTAATATTCTTCATCTTCACCTTCGTCATCATAGCCTGCTTCCTCACGAAGTAGTGCTTTGATAGCTTCATCAAGATGATTATCAAGACCTTGCAAACCTTCTAGAGTGTCTGTACTAACATCATTATCAACTAAAAAGTCAACAAAATGATTAGCGGCAGTATCCATATTTTTTGCAGGGATATATTCTTTGAACAAGTCCCAGATTTCAATGATTAGTTGTTCTTCCATGATTACGCATTTTCCTCTACAATATCTTCAACCTCAGCTTTTGCCAGTGAAGTATTATAATTAGCCATAATGACATTAAGACCGTCTTTTTCGTTACGTTCCCACGCTTTACGGAATTGTTTAATAATTTCGCCTTCAGGTGTTACATAAACAAGACTGTTACCTTCTTTCTTTAGAAGACCTTTACTTTCTGCAAGATCAACTAATCCACTAAACGGGCTCATACCTGTTTCATATGGAATCTCAACCTGAACAGATTCAAAGGGTTTAGCATACCTTGTTTTCATAATCTTACAAGCGGCACGAATACCGTTAACTGTGGTAGTCTTATTACCATCAGCATCTGTTTTAAGTTTTAACTTACGCATAGCAACAACAATACTAGATGCATAAATGAAACCTTGACCACCACTGATCTTGTCATCAGGGTCAAACATATCTTGGCTTGCGTATGTGTGATTGGTTGCTACCAATCCCACGTTATAACTACCAAACATATTAACACAGTTACGAACAAGTGCTGTCAGTGCTTTAGGCTTACGACCCATGTCACCTTTCAAATCACCTGCTTCAAATTGATTAATATCAGTTGGAGTCAGCAACATGCCCAATGAGTCAATAACAAACAATACTTTTGGTCTGTTACCATCTTCCATTGTTTTGTACTCTTTCATGAATTCGTGAATAGTTTTTGCCACGTCATCAATCATAGCCATGTTAAGTTTGAGCAGTTTGTCTTCACTAGTATCTACACCAAGTGCGTGTAGCCATGCTTCATCTAGTGCGTTTTCACTGTCAATTAGAACAACATAAATGCCTTGTTCTTGTGCGTGTCTTACAATGTTGCCTGAGCAAATATAAGATTTACCTGCACCACTTTCACCAGCAAATACAGTAACTTTACCAAGAGGAATACCTTTGTTAAAATCGCCACTGATCAGGTAGTTGAGTGCATAATTACCTGTTGAAATCCAGTCTGTAGGATCGTTAAAACCAACACCAAGCCCGTCAATAGACTTAGTGAGGGTTTTACGAAACTTCGAGACATCAAATGCCTTACCCATTCGTAAACCCTCCTAATTATTATTCTGATTTATTTTGACGTGCGCGAATTGCGGCTAAAATGTCTTGAGCACGTTCGCTACCGCTACCACTTGCTGGTGCTGAAGCTTTTGTGCTTGGTTCATCTTCCCACGGTGCAGTCTCTGCCTTTTCAGCTTTTGGTGCAACTTTAGGCGCCGCATCAACTGCGCCAACATCTGCTTCTGCATCGTTGCTACGACCACTACCAGTCATACCTGCTGGTTTGAAGTACTGACCCCAACGGTCCATGTCAAATGCTTCGCCATCAACAGATGCTTCAAACATCTCTTTGATAACTTTCAATTCAACATCTGTTGGCTTCTTAGGAAGGAAGTCACGTAGATTGAAAAGACCTCTTTCTTTTACTGCGCTTTGTTCGTCATCACTAAGAGCACGTTCACGACGTCCCCACTTACTTGTGGAGTAATCAGCATAACCACCTTTAGTTGTTTTAACGATTTTGAAGTCAAGACCACGAACGTAGTCTGTTGGCAATTCTTCAATTTCATTATCCATCAACGCACCTTTAATAATATTAAAGATTTGTGGACCAATAATAAAACGACGAATTGGATTTTCTGGAGTTCTATCTTCTTTGAACTTGCCAGCGTCAACAACAAAACCTTGGAATACGTAAGACTTTTTCTTCCAGTACTTACGACCCATATCTTCCAAACTCTTATCCTTGAACCAAGGACGTACTTCAGTTAGAATTGGGCAAGTTTCACCCCACATTTCCATACAAGGAACTTGTACAGTAACAGGACGTGAATCTGTTTGACCTTTGATGCCAGCAAATGGCAACTTGATCATGGCACGTTCTGCCCAAAAGAAAGTATTGTTTGGATCGTTGTCTGGAAGGAAACGGACAGTTACTTCTTGTCCTTCTGCAATATTCCAGTGTGGGAAAATGGCGTTGTCGCCACCTGTTTGACTACCGCCTGACTGACGGTTATTTTGTTCTTGAAGCTTTGCTCTAATTTCTGCTAAAGATGCCATAATGTTTCTCCTTATAATATGCCTTTAGTTTGCCTTTATTTGTCTGTGCCACTACACAAACAAAAAGCGCATACGTTTAATTGTATGCGCTTTTATTTATCTTGTCAACTGGAATTTAGGATTAGATTCCGGCTAACTTTTTCAAATCAATTACTTCGCCTGTTTGTTTATTTGATTGAGATTTTGTGCCTATTCCAGCTAATTTCTTTAAGTCGATAAAATCAGTACTTTCATTGACCTTCATAGTTTTTACTGGAGACTTATTAATAGCTACTAATGCGCTATCTCTTTTCACTTGTCCACTTAACACTTTAATATCTTCAAACATTTGTGCTTCGTGACTTTGTGAGGCTAGTTTTTGAATTAAACGTTCTGCAAGTTGTCCTGCCTTGTCGCCAAATTCTTTTTCAACTTTAATTTTGACACCTGTTTCGCCTAATGGGAAATTGCCTGTGTTACGGTCATAAAAGCCCATAATAAATTCTGCAATTTCTTTCATTGGTGCTCCACCAGATTTTTTCTTTTCATCTGTTTGTAGTTCTTCACCTTCATCTACATCTGCACCAAAACCTGTAGTGTCTTGTTTAATACCACCACTCTTTGCCTTATTGCGTAGATTGGAAATAAATTGTGCATCGTCATCTTCTTCACTGCCTTTAATGCCACGTAGTTCTGCATCAATGTCCGCATCGCTCATTGCTGAACGTTTTGGTGCTTCATTTGATCCAGTAATGCGACTCCATGCGGTCATTGTTTTTTCATCACTTACACCTAACATTGGCAATGTATTGAAGAATTCTTGTTCAACTTCTTCTGGCTGTACTTCGCCACTTTTAATTGCGCGAGCAATGTTTTGTAGATATTCCATTGCGTGACGTTTTTCTTCTGGAGTTTGATCCATATTTTCTCTTGTAATAGGTGTGTGACGATTTGGGTCAAGTATATGATCTGGTTTTTCTTTGCCTGGATTTACCATATAATCTTGTGCGTCCTTTTCTGCTTTTTCTGCTTTTTCTTTGTCGTTGTAATATTTTCCACCAGCAGCCACACCAGCACCAGTTACACCAAGTCTTGTTACTGGATTAAAAGCAAAACTAGTAATAGCTTTATCTGCTAAGTCGCCTACTGCACTGCCTAATTTACCAACTGATTTTGTCCAATGTTCTTGTACTTCAGATTGCTGTGATTCATGCAAACTGTCAAAAACTAATTCATGTAGTAGATCACCATGCTCGTCTCTTAACATTTCTAACTCTTCATCAGACATGTCCGACCCATCTTCAAATTGTCCGTCACTGAAATATGCATCTGAAAAATCTGGATAATCCCTAGTATCAACACCGTCAACTTGCAGACTGTTTACATCAACTTCTTTTCCATTAATAGTGATGCCTTGTTGCATACCTTCTTGAACAGGTGTTTGTTGTACATCCAATGCGTTATAAATTTCTGGTTGGAATTTGCTTAAGAATTCCATTACAACGTCGGCTGCGTTTGCATCTGGACCTTGTTGTTCTGCCAGTTGTGCCAACTGAATTTTAGTTGCATCTGGAACATCAATGCCTAATTCTTCTAGTGTGCCTGTTACATTGTCCCCATTGAGTCCAACAGGGAAATGCTCACTTAATAATTCGCCTAATTTTGAAAGATCTTCAGGATCTAATCTAGTTTCTACTAATGTATGTGCCCAATCATAAAATACACTCTCTGGTGTTAGGGTTGCTACATCTTCTAAACTTAATTCTGGTGTTTGGTCTTCTAATTGAGCAACTTCTTCTAAATCAATTTCATTTTCCTGCATGATACGATGTAACAATGGGAAAACTTCTGCAATGTCTTCTTTAAAACTTTTAACAGTAAATTTATCTTTATAATCTTCTAATGTGATGTCATCAATTAAAGGCATGTCACCGCTCATACCTGATTCACATTCTTGTTTAAATGCCTCATAATGATGTTGCATACTTATTTTATTGATCTTATCTTTCAACTCTTGAAGTTTAACTTGTGCTCGTTCAACTATGTTGCTAGTTCCACTATTCATTAGGTCTTCACGGTAGACATAGTTTTTAAAGTTTGATAACTTAGCCATGTCTTCGCTCATCTGTATAATTTTTTGACCAACTGGATCATGAGGATATCCTTCATTTGCCACGTGACGTTGCATTGCCTTTGCACCAGCCAAATGTTTAAATGGATATTTGAACCTTTCTCCTGAAGCGTTTTCAATAAACAGACTTTCTAAATTTCTACTTCTTGCGCCTGGAATTGATTCGTCTACTGGTTTGCTGTGACGAATAATTAGTTTGGTTCTTTGTAATGCTTCTAGAGGTCTATAACTAGTGCGACTAGTGCCTCTCATCATTGATTCACTCATAACAGGTCCTTTATTGGCCAAATAGCCATAATCTCTTTTATCTAAATTTGTTTTGCTGATATCTCTAGTATCAAAGCTCATTAATCTTTTCATGGCAAATTTTCTCATTTCTCTTAGGAAAGAATACCAAGTTTTAGAAGTTAACTCGTCAGCATCTTCTAATATGTTCTTGTTAAAATATAATTTTAAGCTGCCTGGCTCGTTGATGCTAATGCTAACTGTGCCTAAATTGCTTTCATTAAAAATTGCGTCAAAATCAAAGAATCTGCCCTTGGCAGCTTCAAATGTGGACTGCCCGCTCTCATCGCCCATCTCCATTTTAGGGAATCGGCTACGTATCTTATAGAACAGGTCTTGGGCAATAATATCTTGATTAATCATAATGATATTTATGCTTTCTTAGTTTATGAATATAGGCATGGGCATTATGGTTTCTTCAGTGTTTCTTAGGATATCGTAGACTGAAGGATCCCAGTCACTGAGAACTCCCATCATTCTAACACATAATAACATGCTCATTACAAGGTCATCATGATCCCCGTTTTTTGCCTCAAAACTGCTGCCTGAAGCAACAAACGATTTTAGTTGACTCACTAGAGATTTGCTCTTTATTTCTATGGTTTTATTTTCTACTAGTTGCTTGAATTTAGCGCAGGCAGCAATTTTAGCATTGTGCGTGGTGTTAAATCCTTTACGGAATTTACGAACATGCCCTCTTCTAATAGGTTCGCTGATAAACAATCCTTGTATATTATCTTCGCCAATTTCATTAATAGCTACCAATGCGGCTTCGCCTACTGTGTTGTTTTCCACACTGTAATAGACTTTGGGACTGTCTATTCCCCCTCCTGCTTCTTCACTGATATACTTGCAGATGTCTCTCATTATTCTAACCTGTTGCTGTATAGGAGTCATATTATGTTGCCACTCTGCAATTTGTTTCATGCCAGGAATTTCAAATACTTCTATACCAGAATAGTCGCCGCCAGTTCCTAAACTTGGATCCAATGCCACAAGATATGACTTACCTTTTTGTATTTTGCCATACCAACGAACCTGTCCCATACGCATAACTGGTTCTACACCTTCCATCTCTGCTAGAACTAATGCGCTAATCAATGTTTCATCAAAGATAATAAATTCGCATTCGTGTTCACGACGGAAACGTTCTTCGCCAATACGTGCTCGTTCTTCAGAAGCCCATTTTTCATCTCTATCAGGGTGCTCACTCCAATGTGCTCTAAATGGATGAAACCCGTTGATACCAACATCTTTCTCATCACCGTATTCATCAAATAATTTGTTGGCTTCTTTCCATATTGTAGCAAATTGGTCTTCGTCGCTGTTAGGAGTGCTGGTAATAATTGCTTTACCACCAGTGCTCAACGTTGGGGAGATAGAAGTCCAGAATTCACTAGCAATGTTTGGTGGGACGAAGGCAAACTCATCACAATATAATAATGAAATAGCCATACCACGACCTGTATTACTGGTTGTAGTTTGACTTACTATTCGACTACCATTGTCAAATTCAATACTGCCTTTATTATAACTTGTAACACCTGCACGTAGAAAGTCAGGACATAGTTCGTAGGCATAACGAACACGTTGCATGATTTCCTGCGCACCTGAATATTTGTGTGCGGCAACTAGGATTGTGCTATCTGGTATGAACATAGCATACCAAAGCAAATACCCTGCTGCCGTAGTTGTTTTACCAGTTTGACGTGGCATCATGTTTACATTAAATCTGTAATCATGATAACTGTGTAAAAGTTTAACTTGAAAGTCAAATGGCTCAAATAGCATTTGACCTTTGGTTGGGTGCTGTATGTAAAAGAAATTACGAATAAAGTATTCGGGTCCCGTAATAGGATCCGCACACAACAGCATCTGTTGTATTTCTTCTTCAGTCCACTTTTGCCTTATGTGGGCTTTTTTAATTAATACGCCTTCTAAGCTCTTTGCCATAACTTTATTTACTGAAACAAATAGGCTCCGTAGAGCCTATCTGAAACTTCCTTTTAAGGAATTAATTAAGCAGTTGTAAAGGATGTTGCATCAGCTACAGTAGTTCCACTGATATCTTTATCATTTGGTCCAACGCTAGTAACAGAATAGGTAAATGTGCTAACACCTGTTCTAACAGCAGTAGAGTCAGCACCAATTTGACGAATTCTATGCTGTAGATCTGCGGCACTGGCATTGTAATCCATAACTAGATAAATCTTACCAGTATTGTCATTAGCAACAAAAAATGCCAATGGGTTAACTTCTCTAACTATTTGTTCAACTGTTTCTTCAACTGTATCATCTTCTGCACTAATATCTACAGCAGTACCGCCAGTGTTTTTTACTGTGCAAAGAAATAATTTGCTGTTTAATGGGTAAATGGTTCCAGCTGTGCAAGCTAGTCCATTAATTCTTGTAAATCCGGCTGACATTTAGTTCTCCTTATTGACCGTTTTTAAATTGGGTGTATGCTTGTAGTAGGCTCTCTTTAGTCATTACTGGAAAACCTTTTGGCATAGTGCCATCCATTCTGTCGCCTACATCAACTGCATTAGGCTGGTAAGCATGAGCATTTGTATCTAACTCTGGTACCTCTCTTGGATCTTTAGGAGTATTGCCATACTCTTCTTCCATACTGCCAGTTAATGTTTCTTTATCATCGTGGTCGTGATCATGATGATGACTATTCATGCTATCTGAATCACCACGAGAAATGATATCAATTGCTTTAACAATCGGCATTGGAGGCATTGGGGAGGATCCCAACATATCGCCTGTTACAGGTTTAACTCCTGCTAGATTCATAATAGCTGCCAACATATTAGCAACTTCTTGTCCGTTGCCAGCAGTGGCATTAATACTTAAACTGGCTGTTTGATTTGGTGTGCTAGGCATCATTCCACATTCTTCCAATTGAGTTGATTCATGCAGTGCTACGATTTCTTTTGGTTTAATAATGCCTGCAATATTGTCGCGTTCTGTAATTGACTTTTGACCAGATAATTTTAAAATATCAGCAATACTTTCTTTAGTGGTTTCTGGTTCTACTTGTCTACTATCGCTAGCGTCTCGTCTTTCCCCTTCTTGTCCGGCACCATCTACTGGTGTATCACCTGCATCTCGATCTTTAAATGCTCCTTGTGCTATGCCAGCCGGAGTGCCAAATATCTTACGTGCCCCTGCACCCACTATATCGGTTCCAAGATCAACTAGACTATCACCTGTAGGATCTGCCTCTGAGCTTGTTGCGGCTCGGTAACCTAATTCTGCTGTGCCAACTGGTGCAGACCATTGCCAAATACTTTGAGAAGTAGGATCTGGTTTATCTACCTTTGCAGGAGTTACTATTTTACTGGCAGCATCTTTCTTAATTGCGTCTTGCCTTCCAACTATATTGTCAAGTCTAGAAGTGTCGCGACCACGAGTAGTTAGCTTATCTCGCATTTTGTCTAACTTGTCAATTCGAGCATCTGCTTTATCTTGTCTTGCTACTTGAGCAAGATTTTTTTCTGCTTGTTTTTCTGCGGCCGCTACCTGAGTTTTGTAGGTATCAAGAACTCCGCCTGGCTTTGAATCGGCACTGGAATAAGTTGTTTTAATATCTTTGTTCCAAATCTGTCTTGGATCCATTTTTTTAACTTGATTGCTTAGCCATTCACCACTAGCACCAAGTAAGTCGCTAGTTGCTCCTGCAAGTTTGGCTGTTTTTTCAACTTTTTTAGCTGGGCCTTCGTTCATCAATTCATTCATTTTCATAATAATTCTTACCTTCTAGATAAATGTTTAATTCTTTCTAACTCAGAAGATGGATCTTCTTTAACAGCGCGAGCAACATTTGTTGCCATTGCTGCCGCATCTCTTTTATTGACATCTCCTAGTTTATCAGCGGCCCATTGCACACCGTCACCAGCTTTGTCAACTCCAGCAGAAAATGCAATATCTCCTGCTAGTGCTTTTCCACCACCTTTTAATAAATCTGCTTTGCTATTAGCTTGATTTGCCAGTGCTCTAGCTTCTGGACTAGTTGCTACAGCTTTTACTCCTTGTGCAACATTTTTGCCACCTTGATAAGTCTTATGTAACATATTAGCTAAACGACCACCACGGGCAACAGCCGCTGTGCCTGCAATAGGTGCGGCTAATCCGCCAGTTGCGTAGGTTGCTAGGGCACCAAGACCTGTGATTCCAGCATCAATGGCTAGATCCTTATAATCATAATCAAAGTCTGGATGTAGTCTGTCACTCATACTCCATTCTATCAGTTCGTCTTTTAAAGAGTTTAATTGCAAAGACATTTCTTTTAAAGTTAGATCTTCCTTGACACTACCAGCGGCATGTTGGAGTGCTGGCGCAATGTCCTTCCCATCTTTTTGATCCTGTGCAATCATTTTTTGTAAATCGTTGGCACTTATTGTTGTTAAATCAATGTTACCTGGTGTAGAAGATTTTGTTCGTAGTCTATTACCAGTATTTTGAGATGATTGATCAGCAGGCTGTCCTCTAAGGGCTTGTAATCTAGCAAGATCATCTGCGCTAATTATTTGCGATCTTTGTCTATCATAGATTGCTTTGCCTTCTGCACTATCACTTGCAGGACCAATCCATCCAAGACCTGGACGCTCTTTGAATCCTTGTCCTGCTACTGTATCATCAATCTCCCAGCTACCATGCACTGGATGTTGACCAGCGGGGGCGGCACGCCATCTCATTACATTACCAGTCTTAGGATCAACATCTCTGTCACCTTGTTTTAAATCAAAATGGCTTTTTTTCATGTTACCTGTGGAAACTCGAAGAGAACTAGGATCAGATGATCCATATCTTGCCATTAAGTCTTTGTCTCGTTGTCTACCTTGAGCCGCTGCCAAATCGTCTAATCTTTTCTTTTCGGCTGCTAGAACTTCTTGATCTTTTCTTTCTTGTTCTTGTTTAGCATCGTCTGCCGCACGTTGTTCTGGAGTCCTTGGTACTAGACTAAAATCTGTTTTGGGCATTTCTGGGACTACATACTTACCGTCTTTATCAAATGTCATGGTAGTACCATCTTTAAAATGAACGGTTCTACCTTTTCCTTCACCTGGCACTATTTTAGCTACGTCTTTTTCATCATAAAAGGTATTGGTGCCGCCAGTAGCACTTGGAACAACAGCGGCCTGGGCAGCACCATTGCCGCCACCACCAGTAGTTACAGTAGCAGTGCCATCTACCTTGCCATCTACCTTGCCATCTACCTTGCCATCACCTCCACCGCTAGGATTTTGTCTAAAGTGAGCTAATAATGCTAGATTTGCTGCCGCGGTGCCTGCGGTATATTTTCCTTTACCTAATATAGAATCAACTTTCTCTTGATTTAATCTATCAGTTCTATTTTTAAATGCACCATTACTTGCTAAGGCTAGTTGTGCTCCTACACTTGTTCCTGTAGACGTGCCAGTACTTGCACCGCCTGCATCATTTTTACCGCCTTTACCGTCTTTACCGTCTTTACCGCCTTCAGCTTCCCTACGTTTCTTTTCTTCGGCTGCGGCGGCTTCTTTTCTTTTCCTTTCAGCTTCAGCATCCTCTTCTCTTTTTTTCCTTGCGGCTTCTTCCTCTTCTCTTTTTTTCCTTGCGGCTTCCTCTTCATCTTTTTTCTTTTTTGCGTCAGCTGAATTTGTATCAGATGCTGGAGGACGTTCTTGTGCCGAACTATCAGCTGACGCCCCTCGCTTAGGATCAGCGGCCTTGGCTAGTTTCCATGTATTTGCATCAAGATTGTCTACAATTTGTTGTCTCAAATTTTCATCCGATACTTTCCATATATCGCCTGGATTTTTTTTAACGTGAGCAATGTAAGCTCTCATTCTTCTAGCATCAGCACTATCACCGGTAGCAACGTCTTTATACGATTTGACGGTGTCCTTTCTATCTCTAATTATTTCCCACCATTCTTTTCTTCTTGCTTCTTCTAGTGGTTCACCTGGCTTAGGTGTGTCAATTTTTCTAGGACCTTGTTCAACATCTTTTTGTTGTTGTACACTAGCACTGGTGTTAGGTTGTATAGTTGGCTGTGAAGGCTGTGTTCGTTGACCAGCAACTGCTCCTAGAGCCGCCTTCATAAGTTCAATGTCTTTTTTTGGATCACTATATTTGGCTGGCTCAGCATCTGGCTTTTGATTTGGAAACTGTAGTGCCTTTAATTGTTCTGGCGACAACTGATTAGGTTTATCGTAATCTGGTTGTTTGCCAGGAATTTTGTCTTGTGCATTAGGAGAAATTGAAGTAGGATTTTGATCAACTTCAGAACCTGTTGGACTAGTACCCTGCATCTTTGACATTTTATTTGCCATTACCAGATCTGGCATTGACATCTTATCTGGCATTGACTGATCTAATTCATCTAATCTAGTAAAGAGTTCTCTAAAATTCATAATTATTTCTTCCCGCTAATTGGACTTGTGCTTGAACCTTCACTAAATTCAGGAGATGATTTAGAACCTTCACTAGGTATTTTTTCTCCTCGATCTTTTGCACGTGCCTTGCTTTCTTTAGCAAGATCTTTTAAAAGGCTCTGATTATATTTGCTACCATAATAATCATCTGATTTAACTTTTGGTAGTTCTTTGTAATTTGGGTCGTCTAGTAGAGCGTTTTTACGCTTTTCATCAGTTTCTGCTTGATAGCCTTCGCTTGGCTCATTTGGATTACGTACAACAACATTGCCTGCTCCTAATTTTGCACCTGAGCAAAGATACTCATGTAATTCTTGAGGTGTTGTTGGATAATTTAAAGATACATCAAAGATGCTGACATTAACGTTTTTTAATGTAGGAAAATCCAAAGGCAGTCCTTGGATAGGTGTTGTGCTTTGTTTTGTAAAGTTGTCAACACCGTATTTTTCAAGTAGACTTTTGATGCTTTTCTCTTGATCTTCTGTGATATCCCCAGCGATTTTCAGCTTGAAGACATACTTCTTCTTTTCGAATGATTCAGTAATATAATCTTTTAAAGTTTTCATAACTCTATGACCCTTTGATTTATTTATCTATGTTTTTTAACTTTTGCAACAGGCTATTCCTGTCAGTGACCACGAATCCTTTGCCCTCAACTAGGTTTCCATCGTCCCCATTCTGCTTCTGATCTAGGGCTTGTTTTTTGAGCTGTAATTCGATCATTTTAAGTTTTTTGTCTATCTTAGCAGATTTAGCTTCAATTGCATTTTTCAGCATACTGCTGGCTACTTCAAATATTCTTGATCCGTAACGTGCTTCTACATTCATACCTAGATCCATGAGATCATCATAAGCATCTGTGGCTCTTTGAGCCAAAGCATCTAATTCGTTATCACTTAATTCGCCCAAGCCTTTGACCTGAGGCAGTGCAGAGCTGATTTTGTCAAACTCTTCTATTGTACGAATTCGTTGTTCTGCGGTCTCCTGAATTTCCTCAGGTTTAATTATTTCTGCCGATATTTTCTTATCTGGATTTGGTGGCAGGTCTAGTAGTTCTTCAAGTTTCTTTGTCATCTTTTATTTTTCTTTGGATTATGAAATATGTCTTGCTCATTAATTATCCTAAAGACAATTCCGTTTTGTTTACACCAGGCCCCTGCTGCCGCCCACTTTGCTTGATTTTTTACATACTGTGCCTGATTGTAAACATTTTTACCTACACGCTCCTTAAGCATTTGACTAGCAGGTTTGATCTCTACTAGTTCAGTTCTTTTATTGCCATGCTTGTCTTCATACTGTATTAAAAAATCTGGTACATAAACAGTTTGTCTGCCAGATAAAGGATCTTGATAAGGTATCTTCACACTTTCACTGGCCCAGTTTGTGATGTTAGGATGACTATCACACATATTCATAAAAGTCCACTCCCAACTGCTACGGTATATAGGTTCTCTACCTCCTACATACTTTGAAGGATTTTTTAAAAGAAATTTACCTTTAGAAAAATTACCTAAACTCATGCTCTTATATTTCTTTGTACCAAGTTAATAGGATTGGTTTTATAAATGATTCCAAGACTACTGGTTTTTACTCTGTTGTAGTTCATTATACTTAATAAAAATTCATTTAGCTGTAATGGATTATAACCTTTTAACGAATCAATAATTTCCTGTGGCTTGTAATTACTTTCTTTGGCAGTTTTTAAAATAACATAGGTTATATTTTCTGCCGCTGACGATTCAAATCCTTTACTTTCAAAAAATCCTTTTAAAAGATCAATATCTTCAACTACCAAATCAATTGGCTTAGAATAATAGTTGTCAAAATATTTAACAACTTTTTGAAGACTGTTCTTGTCTGGACTGTTAGGTAAATTATTATATGTTGTCATATTTAAAATAGGCCATTTATTGATTCAAAATTGTTAACAGCAAATTTAGCTATTTCAAAAGTCCATAATGTCTTAGCCGCCACATTTGCATCTTCTAATGTTCCATTATCAACTAAAACTTGATTAGCGGCTTTAGAAGCATTTTTATTAATAGCCACTATCAATGACTCTGGCATTTTATCGTAGACTTTCTTTAATTCTAAATTTGTTAGTAACGAAGTTAAAACAGTTCTAACTATTGAATCTGATTCATCAGTTGTGCTCAATGTACTAGCATTAGATTCTACATAATAAGAAACTGTACCACCACCTATCAATAGTCTTGCTGCCGCAGATGAAACGACATCAGGATTAGATTCGCTTTCATAAATTTGAGTTACAGCTTTGGCAGCTAAATTATATAATTCATTTTTCTGTGATCCAGACAAATTATTATATGTTTCTACTAGATATGTGTTTTGATTTCTTTGTAATGCATCAATAGCATTATTAACTATTGCAGTGTTATTTAAATTTACATTTGTTGCAATATTAGAAGTTGAAATTGTTACTCTATTTTGTTCTAATGGTGCTATTTGTACATTTACGGCTCTAGGACTTACATTTGATCTACTAGTTGCTTCAGTATAAAATTCGCTAAACGTAGGTCTTGGTACTGACAATCCTTGAACAGCTCCAGTAACTCCATTTACTAATCCAAATCCAATAGAATTGATTGTAGCATTTCTTACTTCAGCGTTGACCACATCTTGATTTAAATTATTTGCATTATTGATAAGACGAACACCTCTAAGTATTACATCTAATCCGCCTCTAGCATCTGCATTTGGATTATCTTTCATGTCCTGCAAATCTTGGAATAAACTTGTTCCATCTGCAATTAAACCATTAGGGCCATATAGTCCGCCACTAAAGCGACCAAATATTCCACCTAACGGACTTGGGTCTAAATCATAATGTAAGTCAGTCCATCCACTAGGATTAAACCTAGTAACTTTACCCTGGCCCATGTATAGACCTTCATATTCAATAGTAACATTGTGTTCTAATGTTGCTTTTGCATCAGAAGCAAGGGTATCCATGTTCCAACTTCTTATTTTTGGATTTACTAGAGTATGTAGGAAAAATTGTTTTCTACTTAATTGGTAAATTTCAATACTGCGTAGAACAGGTTCAGATGCATTAACGTCTAAACCGTAGCGAGCAGGATCTGTAGTGTTAATAAAATTTGAATCAGCAGGATTAGATCTTTCTAAAAGTTGCTGTTGTGTTACTGGTGTAGGTTGTTGATATCTATTTTTTGGGTTAGTAGGTATAATTCCAGGCGCGGCATTGTTGCCACCATAATAACTATCTGCACTATGATACTGATAATACATTTGCCAAAATTCTCTTACCAAACCTTTATTATCATCATGCAACACCATATTGACTGGCTGGTATGTTACTTTAGAATAGTATGGTTGCTTTTTGTTATAGACATTAATAACACCGCCGTCAAATGATATTTTTGGTAGGTCACATTTTTTAACCAACATGCCTAATTCTAAATCTTGTCTACTACTACGCCATGCTTCACCGTCTGCAACTTTTGGATTTAATCTAAAACGGACAAAATATAAAAAACCATGTTTAGGCGCTAGCCTATAGAAGTTCTGTACAAACAATCTATTGGCATGTTTGTAATCTTTTAAATTGGTGTCTGATAAATCACCACTGATACTGTTGAGAAAATTGGTAAAGATATTGGCCATAACGATATTTATCCATTAAAAAAGCCCAGAATAAATCTGGGCTTTTGATCCGCTCCCGTGTCTCTTAACCAGTTAAACTAGTACGTAGCTGTCTACCTACGAAAGTACCGATACCATTTGGATTACCTGCGCCATTTAATTGTAGCGCATTATCGTATTGAATTGCCATTGTAATATCAACTGGACTGCTTTCTGCGTATGTTAATTCGTTATAGTTAATATCAGTTAAGAAACAACCATATAACTCAAATGTTTCCAAAACGCTTGGATCCTGTGCTCCGTTACCGCCGTCTAAAATCTCAATTCTCATTGTAAACTTGTAATCGCTACCTGAAGATGCGCTTACTTGTTCTAACATGTCAAATTGTTTTTGTACCTGCTCGCCTACTAAGCGACTAACTTGACCATTAACATCATCACGAACGGTCATATTGATTGGTTGCCATGTATGCTTACCAGCATAGAAAATCTTGCTGTTGTAAACATCCACAGTCTGCATATCAAACTGAACGTTTGGACGAGCAACTGTCATAACTTGTTTTGTTAATTCAGTTGTTGGTTTAGTAACGCCAAAGTTATCCATAAGTACACGGAATCTGTACTTGAGCTTAGGCATTAGTAAGCCTTGGCTTGTTGCGCTTTGGCCACCTGGAATAGGTACTGTAAATCTACTTAAACTTGAAATTGCCATTTATAGCTCCTTAATTATTGACGTGACTTAATATCGCCTACATTCTTCAATCTTAGAGGAATGTAAATGAACTCAACTGCTTTGACCGGTTCAACAGCAATATCAACATAAAGTTGGTTATTACTAATCACGCTTGGTGTGTTGTTTGTCTCATCGCACACTACGATGAAGTCATATATACCACGCAAACTAACCAAATCCAACATTAAACTTTCACAAACGTTCTTAATCTCGCTACGTGTTTGTTTGTCATTTGGTTCAAACAAGAATGGTTTAGTAATAATGCCTAACTGTCTACGTAGATAGCTTACCAAACGTGCTACGTTGATTCTATCTAAACTACTGTTTATACCTGTCTTTGTGTATTGTCCAAATGCTACTAAACCAGCGCCTGGAATATTAGTAATTGGATTGATCTTAACTTGCGCCATTTGATCGCGAACGCCTTGATTCAAACTAACTGGAATAAAGCTACCATCTTTCAAATAACCAACACTTGTTGCATTAGTAATACCACCACGACGTGTACCAGCTGGAGCAAACCATTGGAATGCTCTTTGGTCGCTCACTGCGATTGTACGCAACATCATGTGACTTGCAGGAACAACAACATTGCTACCAGTTAGATCAGTTGTTAATCCACTTGGATAGTAAACTGCTAAGTGATCACTGTTTGTGTGCAATCCTTGCTCTCCATCAATGCCAGTATTAAAATAATCTGTTCCATAGTTAATTAGTGAGCTTGCATTACTTTCTAAACGTAATGGTGTGTCACCAACTACTAGTGCAGTTCCATTTCTACTGCTATTCAAATTAACCATGTCGCTGATTAATTCTGGATATCCTGGGCAAGCAATTAGGTTGAAGAAAATATTATCTTCATCTAAAATACGTTGGTTTGTATTGATAGCAACTTTTAGTTGACCAACAACGTATGCTCTTTGTGCCTTACGTCCAAAATATGAAACTTGATTTAGATCAGCGCCACTGATACTTACCCAACGATCTGGGAAGTAGCTAGTCATTGCTTCATCAAAAATTGTGTTTCTTTCAGAAGTGTTAATATAGTTGCGCTTGTATTGCTTGATGTTAAATCCACTTCTGCGAGTATTCCATAGTAGCATACCACGTGGATAAGCCGCTGGATCTGGACAATCAAAATCAACAAAGTCACTACTTGCTAGTGCATCAATAGTTGCTGGTGCAGTTGCACTACCACTAGTGGCCCAACGTGCGTCTGCAAAAATAATACCATATTGACTTGTGTGATCAGTTACATCAATTGCGTCCCAAGTTTGGCTTGTAACATTCCAACGCTTAATTGTGCGACCATAGTTGTCTTGACTGCTAGAGTCAACCCAAATGTCGCCTTCATTACGACCAACGTTAGATGGTCTTGTTGCTTGTACTAATACTTGAGCAGATGCATATACCTGTTTAAGTCCTTTCCAGCGTGTTCCATTGTGTACCATAATATCAACTTGATCTTGATAAGTTGCGTACCAAAGTTTTCCATCTGCTGGAGCATCTGTTGGCTGTGTAGCTTGTGGGAAGTATCCGTCACCTATTGATGCTAGTGGAGCCCAATTACTAATTCTTAGTTCATAAGTGGTCCCTATTGGGCCAGTATAAACATTAGCTAATGTGTTGTTAAATCCTAAAGTTCCCCATGTTGCGCCATCTAAATATATCTCACCGCCTTCAGCATGTGTCAATACTAGTTGACCATCAACATAGTCAGCTGTAACATTTACTAATGCACTGTTATTGATAGCTGTTCTTAAACTATCTAAACTTGTACCTGTGGTAATACTTACTACATTTAAAGTCGAAGTATTTTTAACAGTTTCTGCAATACCCACTGTTGCACTAACAATAGTCACGTTTGAAGCAACTGTTACTGCGGCTCTTGTTGAACCAGAATTTTTTCTATACATTAGTTTAAAACTACCAATGCCGTTTTGTTCAAAATTAGCATTTACAAACAATGAACCAACAGCTAAACCACTACCACCGTTTAGTGGATCCATCTTGAATAAAGCTTCAACTGTGCCTGAATAAACTGGAGCATCTTTTGTTTCAAATAAACGTGTATCGCTGTTAAAGTTTTTAACAACCCACTTTGCACCCAAATTAAATTCAGTAGTTTTAAACCAAACGCTGCCATTTGGTCTTGGAGTAGCATCTGTACTAGTCCAAAATGGTAATTTGGTATGATCACTAAACTGTACAGCTGGTGATCTGTATGAACCAGCTAAAATACCAATGTCGTCTGAAGCGGAAGTAGCACCAACTTGTAGTAGTGTTTCTGGATCAGTACCTGGTCCAAATACCACCGCAACGTTTGTGTTTGCTAAAATTTCAAATTTGTTGCCATTAACTCTTGCGCCAACTGAAGTGATACTAGCAGTGTCTAATGCGTCGTTGATTTCTGCTACCATTTCTGCAACTGTTGGATGTGCGTTTTGACTTCCGTTGAAAGAAACAGTTGCAACACTTGATCCAACAGTAATGGTCATACCATAGGTTGCGCTGCCTAAATCAATTTCACCATTGGTGAAGCTCTTAGAAGAAACGGCTGGCCAACTTGATGTCCAGTCTAAAATTGTTGGGTTATTGGCGCCAAATACTGTTTCACCACTTGTACCAATTTTAACCCATGTTCCACTAGTATTTTTGTACCATACGTTATTTTCTGTAGCCAATGTTCCCACAGTAACAACTGCATAATCGCCCAATGATCCAATTGTAGATTTTGGCGCGCCTGCTGTAGTATCTGAGCTAGATGTGATTACAATAGGTGATTTTGAAATAAACTGTTGTAGAGTTGCGCTCCACTCAAAAATACCAAAACGTGATCTACCAGTGTCAAACCAATAAGTACCAGATGTTGGATCTCCTACTGGGATATTTGCAGTACCAGAAAGTGCTCCTAAATCAACACCTGCACGTAAAATGTAGGCGCTGTTACTTGCACCTAAATAACTGTAGGCAGCAAATAAACCATATTCGTTTAATTCGCTTCCTTGGATAGCATTTCCGCCAGCATCCTTTTGGAAGGATGGTACGCCAAATCTATCTGTTAGATCTTTTTGGCTAGTTGCCAAATATAAACTGTTTGCGTTGGCTAAAGTGGTGCCTGCGGCAACACCTGTTCCAGACGCATTTGTCTTATCCTGCGCTGTGGCAATCAAAACCAATGGAATTGTGCCAGGTGTCGCTGGATTATAAAAACTTTCATCAATGACGTTAACTTGTACGCCAGGTGATCCTAATTGTGCCATGTCCTAATCTCCTTAATGGGATCCTTGTCCATAATATTTAGTGATATTTTTAATATTTCACTGGTTATACCAAAGGAAAAAGGGCACGAAAAGGGCTAATTAATTATATGAATCGCCCGTTGTGTAAAAAATGTCGTAAAAATCTAGCCGCTATAAATTATCACAAGGAAGATAGGATATATTATAGAAGCATGTGTGATAGTTGTGCTCGTGGCACAACTGTACAAGAACCTAGATGGGTACGTGCTGGTTATAAAAAGAAAAGTAAATGCGATAAATGCGGAGTTACCAGCACACAGTCAGTAATTTTTGATGTTTACCACGCAGATGGTGATTTAAACAACTGCACACACAGTAATCTAAAAACAGTGTGTGCTAATTGTCAAAGAATTTTAGTTAAACAAGGACTTGGGTGGAAGCAAGGCGATCTTCTACCAGATTTTTAACCTTTTCAAATAAATCGTCAATGCTGGTATTATTTTCTAGTACAGCGTCAAACTTAGTTCCAACCCATGCAGTTTCACTAGCATGAATTCCAAATTTTTCTAGATTGTGTTTACTAATGGCCCATTTCATATTGCCATTTTCCCCTTGATTAGCGTTTAGAGCCCATTCATACCACTCAGGAAGTTCACCACGTTTGACCCATACAATGATTCCGCCTGCATCACGGATTGATTTAATTTCGTTAGGGAAACGGCAATCACTAATAACAATATCGTCAGTACTATTGCGGAGTTTATTCTCTAAACTAGCAATCCAAATGTCATCATGAAAGCTTCTGCGGCATACTTCAGTGCCCCAATATTGTAGTACCCAGCGTGGTGTTAAGTTTGGCATACCCAAGCGTTCACTCCACCACGGGTCTACTTGTTCTCGCCATTCACGGGCTTGTTTAGTGCGTCCTTCTAGCATAGTTCTGTCCCAACCAAAGACATGAGAAACTGCGTCTTTTAAACTGTTGGCAAAACTCTCTCTTCTAAAACCGTGAAAATTTGTAAGATAGTCAGCAATAGTATCTTTGCCTGACCCAATGAATCCGCACACACCTATAATCATAGTATCCCCCAAGGTATACTATATTTTATGTTATTTGTGTTACAGAGTCAAGTCTTTTGATTAACCGGTTACCCAGGTATAACCGCCCCAACCTTGACCACCAACTCCTGAAGGATCACCTTTTTTCAGTTCTTCTTCAAGTTCTTTCATCCTTGTAAGACCTTCAGATTTAAGTGCGCCACCGTTTAGTTGTGTGCCACCCTGTGGACTGGCTATTTGTGCAAATTTTTCACGGGCTTCGCCTAGCATGACTTTGCATCCAGCTAGTGTATATTCTTTAATCCATATACCTGCATAAGGGTCTTCTAAAAATGCAAAGTCTGGACGGTGATTATATACCCAAAGAAGTAGTCGTTCATTGCTTTGTGGGCGTTGTTGTATTGTCAGTTTACGTGTCTGTGGGTTGTAGGTAAAGTTAATGTAGCTACCAAACATTTTACCCACTAATTTTTGATATCCTGCAAACATGTAGTAAGTTGCTAAACCGCCCATATTTGAGCTTGTAAGCAAATATGTGTTGGTGTAGGCCAAATTGAATGGTTCAAACAACGTTCCACCATCCCCGCCCCCTGTTCTTGAACCAATGCTTCTACGGAAGATTTCACGCACCACTGTGATTTCTCTTGGTAGAATATATTCGTTCTGATTTTGTACCATATCTAAGAAACAATAACTTTCTTCAACGGCATTACTGGCTCTTTGACGATAAATTGCCATGGCTTTTTCTAACGCTGTTTCGTAGTGTATTGGGTCTAACTCAACATCAATCATGCCGTCGCCCAAGAAGGCTTTGACGTATGAGAATACTTTTTCTTTTTCGGTTTTTAGGGCGTCTAGTTGGTCACTCATGCTTATATTTACCTTATCATATTCCAATAAATACACTACTATGCCAAGACTCAGTTTATACCGCCCAGAAAAAGCCAACGATTACACCTTTATTGATAGACTTGTTTTAGAACAGTTTATGGTAGGGGGAACGGATGTCTACATCCACAAATATTTAGGCCCAAAAGACCCATTAGAGGGACAATCTACCCCAGATCAGCCCACAAATACCCACGGTGTTTCTGAATTGGGTATACAAGATTTACTATTATTAGAAACTAGAGACAGGAGATACAGTGATGACATCTATGTCATGCGTTGTATCTACAATATGCAACAATTGGATTGGAGTCTAACGCAGTTTGGACTATTTTTAGCCAATGATACTATATTTGTTCACATACATTTAAACGATTGTGTAAAAAGAATAGGTAGAAAATTAATGGCTGGCGACGTTTTGGAGTTGCCGCACCTAAAAGATCCTCATGCGCTTAATGAAGCCACTGTTGCCCTTAGAAGATTTTATGTTGTAGAAGATGTATTAAGACCTACAGAAGGATTTAGTCAAACTTGGTACCCACATTTGATAAAAATCAAATGTAAACCACTGGTTGATAGTCAAGAATTTAAAGATATACTTGACAAGCCTGCTGAAGATCCATTGAGTCCATATGCAAGTGATGATTCTACTACTGCGCTACGAGATTTAATTAGCAGTTATAATAGAAATATGGATATTAATAATGCTGTTGTGGCGCAAGCAGAGCTTGATGCGCCTATGAGTGGTTACGATACTGATTCTTTATGGATGGTACCAGTTGATCCTAGTGGAAAAGTTATGCTAATAGATGCTAGCGGCGAACAAATAGATGCTAGTAAATTTTATATGACTAGTACCACTGACGAAGGAGTTATTAGATATCTAAATAAACTTTGGACTCCAGAATCTATTACTGAACCAGAATTTTTAATTAATCCTACTGAGTTAGAATTGCAAAATAAGGGTATACCAGTAATAGATACCAGCATTATTTTAAAGAGTCCTCGTCAAAATTACTATATTGGCTATTTGATTGGTGACAGTGTGCCTCCAAATGGATATCCTTTGAGTGGCATGGGCGCACAATTTCCTGATACAGCAGTTGATGGCACATTCTTTTTAAGAACTGACTTTTCACCAACAAGATTGTTTAGGTATAATGGTTCTAGTTGGCGTGTTTTTGAAGATAATGTGCGTATGACATTAAGCAACACCAATACACGTAAGACATTAAAAACAGGATTTATTAATAATACGAATCAAACTACCATTGGAGACAAGGTCATTGACGAAAGACAACCAATTAGTAAACCTTTGGAAGTTGGAAAGAATTTAAAACCTGAGGCAGACAATTAATGCAACATTATTATGACGGACAGATAAGAAGATATCTAACACAATTTATTAGAGCACTAAGTGGCTTTAGTTATAAGGATAGTCAAGGAAATTTGAAAGAAGTTCCTGTTAGATTTGGTACGGCTAACAAACAAGCCGCCGCAGTACTACGACAAAACAGCGAAAACTTTTTAATGCAAGCACCTTTTATCAGTGTTTACATTAATAATCTTGAATTAAGTCGCGGACGTATGCAGGATCCTAATTTTGTCAGTAAAGTTCATGTAAGAGAAAGAGAGTGGGACGAAAATTTAGGCGAATATACAGCTAATAAGGGTGCTGACGTTACTATTGAACGTTTAATGCCTAATCCTTATCAATTAAGTTTAATAGCTGATATTTGGACCACAAATATTGATCAAAAATTACAAATTTTAGAGCAAATTATTGTATTATTCAACCCTGCTGTAGAATTACAGACAACTAGCAGTTATTTAGATTGGACCAGTTTAACTACATTGGAATTAATGGACATACAGTACACTAATCAAGTAGTTCCAAGCGGTGATCAAGAATTAGAAATAGCAAGTTTGACTTTTAGCGCACCAATTTGGTTAAGTCCGCCAGCAAAAGTGAAACGCATGGGAGTTATTACTAGTATTATTGCTCGTGTGTTTGATGAAGAGGGAAATATTACAGATGATATCATTAATGGCACATTAATGAGCAGACAAGTTATTACTTTTGACAATTATGGCATACTAATAACAGATAATAGTGGTCAAGGCCTGTATACTGCCAAATTATTAAGCAATAGTGAAAGCACTACCACTTCTTTTAATACTAAAACAACAAAAAATGGCGTTGATATCAATTGGTTAGAGATTTTAGAGAAATATCCTGGCAAGTACGTGGCAAATTTAAGTAAAGTTCAGGTTATGAAGCCAGATGGCCGTTGGGCTCAAGCCAGTATTTCATTAAATCCTGATAACGAATCACTTTTAAATTTAAATTTTAAGACATTCGATGATAGTTGGCCCACTAATACTGTTATTGCTGGCAGAGGAACCATAGATGCAATTATTGATCCTACTAAACCAACTAATAGGATTGCTACATCTGGTCTACGATACCTAATATTAGAAGATATTAACATCACAGATAGAACTTATGGTCCTGAAAATGCGAGTCAGCCAGGTGTTGCTCAATGGGGCGACCTAATAGCTAATGCCAATGACATAATTGAATATAATGGCACTGAATGGACAGTTATTTTCAATAGCCAGCAGACTAATACACTAACCTACATAACTAATGCTTATACTGGTGTGCAGTATAAGTGGGACAGCGCACAGTGGACTAAGAGTATGGAAGGTGTTTATCCTGCAGGCAAATGGCAAATAGTTCTATAAACAAACTAGTAGTATGTAGTGGTGCTTTATTTTATTCAAAAAGCACTAAAAGATTCTTATTCTTACAAAGAACCCAAGGTAAAACTGCTAAATCTTGGGGGATTGTTGGCGGAAAACAAGAAGATAAAGACAGTACTACATACGAAGCACTTAAACGTGAAATTACTGAAGAAATAGGATTCTTACCAGAAATAAAGAAAACTATTCCTTTAGAATTGTTTGTTAGTAATGATGATAATTTTAATTACCATACATACCTGTTAATAGTAGAAGAAGAATTTATACCCAAATTAAACTATGAGCACAGTGGTTGGGCTTGGGCTACTATGGATCTTGCACCAAAGCCATTACATCAAGGTCTACGCAATACATTTACCAATAAAACAATTAGAACAAAATTAGAAACTGTATTTGACATCATAGATGTAATCTAATATTTTTACAGTCACAAAAAAGCCCCATTTCTGGGGCTTTTTGTTTGACAGCGTAATCTCTTACGCTTGGCTTTCTTTCCATGAAATACGTGCTGTAACTGTTGTTGCGGCACTTGTATCTGTTGGAACAATACAAACTGTAATAATGTCTGGACCGTTTGGATAGACATAATCACCGCCTAAGATACTGTTACCAATTTCAGCAATTTCACTTAGATCTGCTGTAACTGGGCTGTTAACGGCTGCACGGAATTCGTAAATTGTAACTCCGCCGTTTACTGTATCTGTAGTTTGACCAGTGTGTTTAATAACCTGTGTCAATGATGGTGCACCATAGTTTGCAAAGTATGCCTGTTGTGATAACGCGGCATTTAGAATCAACTTAACGGAAGCAGGCTTGTTGTTGCTGTTACCAACAACTAGACCAACTTGTTGTAAGTTAATACTCATGCGGTTAATAATATCACGTTCACCTAAAGCACCAACTAAGCTGTTGTCTACACTTGGAGCTAGACGTAAACTTAGAATTGGCACGTTTGTTCCAACTAGTGCTTGTGGAATACTGATTGTATCAGAACCACCAGAACCAGAAGCAACTGTGAACAAGTACGCTTTATCATCTTCAAACACACCGTCCATGATTACAGAAGCACCCCAGTGATATAAGCTAGGAGCGTAACTTGGTGCGTTACCGTTCTTAATTTCATATCTTGCTGGCAAGTTACCAGAACGTAAATAAGCCTCTGTTTCTTTGTTGTTGTGAATGAATTCATGTACGTACATTACTACTCCGTCAGTTCCTTTGAATCCAAAACGCACTTTACCTGCACCGTACCAACTGTAATCCATATAGGTCATCTGCATACGATTGATGTTTAGTACCATTCCACTTCTGCCAGTTCCGTCACACTTATCAAGACTCCACTCACTTTGTGGAATACGTAAGTCTTGTGTCAATGTTCCAACAACGTTATTACGTGTTGTTCCACGATAAGCAGGAGTTACTTGTATCTGTGTATCACTAACAACTTTGTTAACTCTATAGCTCATACCACGAATAACAATGTTGTTACCAATTTCTAACTGTTTTGTAAAGTTAGTGTTGGTACCATTTACCACGTTACTCTTGTTAGTCACATTCAAGAAACCACCAAGTTGTTTGGTACTGTTACGACGAACACAGTGTAAACTCTTTCCGTCATATTCCCAGAACATACCGTTTTGGTCATCAAACATACCTGAACGTACTACAGCATCTTGCCATCCTGCCACAAACAAGTTAGGGAATCCACGTGGTGCTAGATCATAAGGAATTCCATTTGTAATGTATCTAAATGTAAAGTCATCAATGACGTTAGCAACTACGAAGTTTGGTCCACTTAACGGCTGTGTATATGGAGCACCACGTACAATGTTAGCAATGATTGAAGCACTGTTAGTATCAATTGCTGTCTTTGCAGTTTGGAATTCTGCATCTGCCCATACTACGCTAGGTTCAGTACGTGTTGCTGGCAATAATGACAATGCTTGTGTAACACTAGTTGCACCAACAACATCTGCTGTAATTTGAACTAAATCTTGTGCTTTAGTAATTTCTCCAGCATTTGCGTTTGAACCTGTAGTATCTTGTGTTAGCAAGTTACCTGTAGACTTAGTTACAGTAGTTCCAGCTAAAATTTGACCAATGATAGTCTTCAAACGACCATATGCGGCAACAGTTTGAACTCTGTGATCTGGACTAATTGTTGCTCCTTGATTTGAGAAACCATAGAAGAAGAATTTAGCCTGATCATAGGTTGCACTGTTTCCACCATATAGAATGTCATAAACAATTGCGTTAATGGCATACTTAACGTCACGTTCGCACTTAGCAGTGTCGTGATTGTATAGTGGATAATTTTGTTCTACCCATTTCTCAACTTCACGTGCCATAAAGTCACGGTTATTAACTAAACGTGCCTTAGCTGCCAATTGACTTGAACTTGCGTTAGTTGGATCGTTGTAGCTTAATGCATCAGCGGCACTTCTACCGTTGTTGATGATATCTAATACTTCATTCCAGAACGTATTGCTACGTGTTGTTGCGGCTGCACTTGCACTAACCCCAGCCAAAGCCGCAGTAGCATTTCTTGCATTGGTAATGTTACGCTTAACTCCTTCAGAAATTTCTAAGCTGTTAACTTCAGCAATTCCTAAGAAAATAGAGTTATAGTTTGTACCTAACGCAACGTCAAATCCTGCTCCTAATAGTAGGTAACCTAAATCGCGTTCGCATTTTACTGCTTCGTATTCACTAGTAGATCCTACGTTTTCTACGATAATTTTATTACCTGTAAGAAGTTTGTGTGGACGACGTGTTACAACTGTTGCGTATGTTGAACCGTCATGTGTAATTCGACTTACATCAATACTTGGACTAAAGTTTATACCTGTAGAGTATTGTAAGCCTTTACCAGACTGATAACGGAAATACTTACGTGTTTGACGTACAATACTTACGTTTGGTCCTCTACTTGCATTAATTTCAACGCCACCATCAAACGGTCTGTGTACGTTCATACAATCTGGACGTACATACAACTGTGTTTCATTAATGATTGGTAGTGCTGTTAAAACACCGTCACGAATATTACCGTCAACTTGACCAGTGAAGAATGCTGTACCAGTAAATGATGTACCACTGGTAATATCACCAGTTGTATTGTAACGGATCCAACTTGAACCTGCCGCAGTTGCCGCTACCAAATAATGGTTGAATCCTGAGCCAGTGTTAGTAATATCACGATGTACCGCCTTTAATGCGTTGGCTAGGTTGTCAGCTAAACGAATTGTGTCATCGTTAACACGGATAACATAATAAGTTGCACCGTCTGTTAAGTTACCAACAATTGTACCAGAGTTAGCTGGACCAATTGAGTAGTAAACTTTAGTACCAGTTTGTAATCCGTGCGCTGGCAATGTAATTTCATCAGTTGTTGCGTTGACAACTTGTGTAACTAAACCACTGACTGCCACTGTTGTTTCCTGTGGGTTAAATGTAATTGCACGGCTTGGGAACGGATCAGTAACTACCATTTCTGAATCGTTGTTTACTGCAAGTACGTTCATAGAATATGTAGCGTGTTCTAACACTTCAAATCTATGATATACACCAGTACCAAGTGCTGTCAAGTTGACCATGTATTGGAAGTTTCCTGTATCACCGCTACCACCACGCAGTGCTTCAGCAGGGTTAGTATGTAGCGTAATATCGTTTGCTCCTAAAACGTTTACATAGTAAACTCTGTTGGCTGTTAGACCACCAATAGCAGTTTGAGGTAGACCAGATACGTAAGAATCATAATCACTTGAAGCTGCCTGTGAAGCACCGCCAAGTGCATCAATTCTATAAATTACTGCATCACCGTTACGTAGACCGTGTGCGGCTGTAAAGTTAATAACATTATCTGCAAGAATAACACGAGCTGCCAAAGAACCGTCAAAGTAAATTGTTCTACGTGGAATTGTATTAGATACACGTATTACATCTCCACCTCTATAGCTGGTTAAGAAACGTGTGCTATAACTTGGCAATGATGGGCATACAATCCAGCTGACACTATAACGAGCACTATCATTAATTGGTGCTTGACCTGTATTAGCTGTACCAGATCTTGTACCACTTACGGACATGTAATATGAATTTCTGTATAGTACAACGTCACCATAGTAGTAACTATCTGATGTGTTCCACTCGCCTTTGAAAGTTGTACCAGTTAAAGTTGGGTTAGTAACTTTAAATTGGTGAACTGATCCAGTTCCTACACCTAAAATATCCGCACGGTCAGTGTTGGTATAAGCACCTACCCATGTATTGTGTAGAGAGAATTGGTTTGCTGCCTGTCCAGCTGCCGCGCCACCTGCAACTGAGCCAAATAGTGTATTAGAAACGAAGTATTGGCGTCCATTGATTAGACCATTAATCTGCGTTCCACCTGCCCATACTTGGTAAACAACGCGGTCACCAGTGGTAAAGCCATGATTGTTAAACACGATACGATCTGAAGCTGCCAAGGCTGCTGCCGATGAACTACCGTTAACAACAATGTCACGTGCAACAACTGTGCCTAGTCCAACTCCTAAACTATCACCTGCAACTTGAGCAGTGGTTAATGTATGGCTACCTGCACTACCATTACTGCTATAACGTGTGATAGCAATACCAGCCAATGCGTTTGCTTTGGTTGTGGCCAATTGGAAAGCATTTAATTCTTTGCTGATCACGTAGTAAACTGTTGCATCGGTTAATTTAACATAGCTGTCATAAACACCAGTAGCACTGTCACCAATAGCGTATGTTAATGCGCCTTTGCTATATGTTACGGCAGTACCTGTAGCTAGACCATGGTTAGGAATATAAATTATACCGTCTGTCAAATTCATTTGATCTTGAGGATCAAACTTAAATTGACGCTGAGCGATAGTAGAACTAGCAGTAAATGACATGCTGGTTGTAGTTGGCAAACTTGAGATTGTATATCCGCCATCTAGTGTACCAGTTGAACTAGTATCTTCAAAACTATGTGTTGGAACTGAAGTTGTAGTCAACCCTGCCAATGGAACAGCATTATAGAACTGGCGGAAAGTAAAGTTAGCGGCAGTACCAACAGCAGTGATGTCAATTGGATATGCCGCGTAAGCCAATGCTGGGCTTAGTGCTAATGCGAATGTATTGTTGTCAATAACGATCACATAGTAAATGGTTGTTGCGGACCAACCAGTAACTGCACCACCAGTTGACAGTGCTGTTAGCAATACTGTTTCAGCTGTTCTAAAACCGTGATTTGTAAATGTCCAAGTATCAGTTGTTGCATTTGCACTACCAAAAGCAACGTTGAATGTACGTGGCAATGTTTGTGTTGTTGTGAACAACTGGAATGTACCATATAGTTTTTCAACTACTTGGCCATCCTCATAAGCTGCCGCAGTAGTACTGTTTTGAGCACGAGTTACATTTATGGTAAATGGATTACTTGCACCAGTAATGGTTCCAACAATCATAACTTCGTTACCAACACGTATATAATCACCTTGAGCCAAGTTTGTTGTAGCTGTAATCTGTAGTGCAGTTGCACTTGCTGTACATGCGTACAATGTTCCTGGAACAGCCAAAGGAAGATCTTGTACTACGTTTTTAACAATGTATTGATTATTATTGATTAAACCAGGGGCACCAGTATATGGGCTACCAATATCTACACCGCCTTGATTTTCATAACGCACTAGTGCGTTTTCAACAAAAAGCTGTGATTGTCTAGGAATAATAATTCTATTGCCTTGTGGGTTAGCTACTGCTGTATTGGCAAAACTTTGTGTAGCAGTAACACCTGCAATGGCAGTAAACTGCACAGTTGGCTGACCTGTTGGAAAAGTACCAACGGAGTACGCTTGTACTTTGAAGATATTATTGGTAATTGGAACCATATAATAACTAGATGCATTAGTCATACCAGTAATTGGTGTTGCCGCTGTATAGGTCATACGTACACGAGGCCAACTACGACCAGAACTATCACTTACTAAGTCAAATAATGGACCTGGATAGTCATAACCAGTTGGATATGTACCTTGTGTACCAGTACCACCAGTTGTTTGAGTAGCCGCAGTACCGCCATGATTAATCAAGTAGAAGCTGTTGCTGTATGGATTTTCTTCAATTCTAAAAGCATAGAATCTACCTGCACCAACTGTTACTGTGCCAGCAAAGTTAATTGGGGCGCCATTTGGAGCAGTTGTTAAAGAGAATTCTTTAACAGCGCCAGCAGTATTAGCACTGATTATACTTTCAACATAATACTTTTGATAAGAAGTATATGTATTTGGCGTATCAATTACTGTAGTTGGTAATGTTGAACCAGTACCATTTTTAATAACAATTGGTGTGTTTTCTTGGATGTAAGATGGTAATGTGTTAAACAATGCAATTACACGATCTCGACCAGTACCAGCACCGCCAGTTGTACCAGCCGCAGTAAAGTTAGCAATGGTAAATCCTGGATGGAACGCATAAACACCGCCTGCAGCCGTATTAGATGTTGTAAAGTTTAACTTAGTTGCTCCAACACCAGTTGAATATGGAGTTGCACCAGCTGTGCCGTTTTCAGTTGTGTATACGTCAAATTGGTCTCTGTTTACAACGCTGACGAAATAGACTTGTCCTTCTACTGGAACAGTTGTACCACCAGACCAACTATTACCGCCACCAACAAACATAATTGGTTCACCAGTTGTTAAACCGTGATTTTTAATAAAAATTCTATCTGCTGTAATTGCACTTACGTTTTGACGGAACCAATACTTACCAGTGGTTGCTTTCCAATCATGGATAGAAGCACGAGTATGGTTGATCATTGGTGAAGTGTGTAGAACAGCACGAGCGCCAACAGTAGTATAAATGTTATAACGATCAAAACTTGTTGTTCCGTTACCACCACTATCAACTAGAGTATAGGTTTGCGTTGCAGCCTGATTGCTCAATGTACCAGTGTTGTCGGTTGGACCTTCCATTTCAAAAGTATTACCTGTTGCTGTCCAGTTAGCTGAACGAACAACGTACACACCGTTAAGTGCGGCAACACCCATACCAGCAAGGGTAATTTGTTGACTTGGAACAATACCTAACGCATTAACTGTGTTTAAACCGTTAAGTGTTACAACAACAGTTGCAGATCCGCTTGTGGCAGCAATAGTTGAGATTTTATCTTCAATTCTGTCACCGCGTTTGAAAAGAGCAAAATCATGATTACCAGAACCACGACCGTTAAATGAAATTAAGTTTGTGCCTGCATAAGCATCTTTAGGATTAGATGTTAAACGTAATGTGTCTTTTGTTAACACTACAGCAAACATCATACCAGAGTTGGTGGTAGCCCATGTTGGAATTGTACCGCTGCCTAATGGGAAATCGTTTCCACTGATAGCGTCAATACTAGGTGTTGCACCGCCGCTACTTACACCAACGTATGCTACTGGGTCACCAGTAATTAATCCGTGATTTGGAATAGTAACAACGCTTGTGCCAGTATCAATACCGCCTACCGCCGCAATAGTGCGACGAATTGTGCCATCATGATATGGTTCAAAAATGTTAAAGTTACCAGTGGCTAAACTGATAGAGCTACGATCTTCAACTTGTCCACCGTTAACAACACTACGTGGATCAAATGAAATTGCATTTTTACTTAAACTGTTAACTAGGGCAAATGTAGCACCAACTTTAAAACCGTGATCAAAAGTGGTTCTTGCTGTTAATGTTGTTGAGCCGTCAGTGGTAATTGTTCCAGTGATATTAGAAGCTGTGTTATCTAATTGAATATTTGAACCTACATAGAAACGACCAGTTGTGATTGTTGTATATGAAGTAAAGATACTAACTGGGTTAGTAACCGTACCTTGTAGTTGTACAGCTCTTGCTTCAAATGTAAACACATAATCTGTTGTACGTTTGACAACAAATGTTCCCTCAGCAGTTACGCTGTCAACTCCACGAACGTCAATTGGTGTACCTGTACTAATACCATGAGGACTTGAAGTAGTAACAGAAATTAAACTTGTGCCGTTAACAGTAACATCAACAACGTTACTTAATGGAACGTCACCTGCTAATGAGTGGAAAGCTGGGACTTCGTTTTGACGCTCTAAGGTTTCCCATTTTGAGCTCTGTAAGCCATATTCAAAGTCAGTGTCAATTAATGTATTTGGTTGTGAAACGCGAAGTTTTGAAACAGGATCTGTCAAAAATTCTGCGGGTTGGAAAGGCACAGTGTCTCTCTCAATAAAGACCTGTACTTGATCGCTGGCGCTCATTGCCGCGCAATCATACTCTAATATGTATGATGTAGTATCAGTAGCTGGATTGTATGACCAACTACTTACGCCTTTATTTCCATCGGCGAAGTTGTAAAGAATAATGTTGCGTGTCACGTTTGTAATCAGCAACACTCTCTTTAGAGGCACATTACCTTCAACAGTGATTGTATCTGTTGTTGGACTAAATGTGTAGTCGAAAATCAGTGATTTTGCCATTTTAAGTTACCCTTTTAAGTTCTAATATTTATCTATGCTTACGCCAACGCAATACTAAACGCCACACTTAGCGAGTTAATACTTTGATCCACATAAGTTTTTACAGCCTGTTCTGTTGGAACAGCTAAGTTTGAATTTCCGCTTAATGTTCCATCAGCAGAAAATTCGTTAATTTGTTCTCCAATCTGCGCACCAATACTACCTAGTCGCAAACTTGTCAAACCGCTTAAGTCAAACGCATTAGCGTTCAATGTTGCACGACCTGTTGCTTGATCAACTTTGAAGAAGTCGCCTACCCTAAAGTTACCGTCTTGATCCGTACTTACGTAGAACACACGTCCTGGTAAGTTTTCAACAATTTCGTTAACTTGTAATGTTGGCGAAAGTTGTGTAGGATATGCAGTTGATCTTCCTCCACTACCAATAGCCAAGAAATCATGACCAGTTAAACGAACCTTACTATACTTTGTTCTAACAGTGACTCCTGTTCCCTCTGCACTTGCTAAGAGCTTTTCAGTGGTCAATGTTAATATTGCAAATCCTGCTGGTTTATATCCAGTAGCAGCCGCAGTATAGTCAACAGCTTGAATAACGTATGTTCCGCCTGCACTAGCAATGCTCAAACTTGCGCCTGCAACAGGTTCAGCAGTTAGTCCTGAAACTACTACTAGGAATCCTTTTTGTCCAGTAACTCCACCAGTAACAATTGACGCTTGAACCGCAGTAGCAGTTCCAGTGATAGTCTGTCCAGCACTAAATGTACCACTGTTTACTTTAACGTATAATACGCCTGCGCTTGGTTGTGAACTTAGGATTGTTGCACTACCAGTTGGACTCGTTAATGTCTCTCCAGTATTGAATACACCAGTTGAACTAGCATAAGTGATTAGTTCTCCGTATAATGTTCCAGTAATAGCTGTTTCGCTGGCATCAAAACCGCCTGCAATACAACCATATGTTCCATAACTGTTATTACCGTTCAATGAACGAATCTGTCCGCCTGTACTTGCCGCATATCCATATGTACAGAAATATGTAAAGCAAGAAACAACTTCAGCTTTTCCAGTATTTGAACACCAAATACCAATTCCACCGTCATTGTTCATAGTATATCCGTGGAAAACAATCGATCTATAACCAGTGGCATGAACTGCTCCATTTACAACTGCGCCAATACCGCCCACTGAGAAACATGAACATTCTAGTACATACGGAGACTTAGTTGTGATTGGACTTGCAGGATTCAACGCCACAAATACTCCTCCTGGAGTTGAAGTATCAACGTCGCCTGGAGTTCCAACTAAAAATCCATTTAATCCTTGCATTGTTATTTTTTGCAACAATGAGCCATTACTCATTAAGAACATAGTTTGAGTTTCGTCGCCAACTTGTGGTTCAACAATAACACTTCTTAAACTATCTCCGACAATATACACATTGGCAGGGATGATAATAGGAAGATCTTCTGTGTATGTTCCACTCTTAACAAAAATAGTTGCTGGACCAGTTACTGTTGTACAGGCATATTTGATTGTTGCAAACGCACGATTAATGCTCTTTCCGTCGTTGCCATTATTTCCTTCTGGTGTAACATAATAAACTTGTCCAGTTACATTATTGTTTTCCCAAGCAGGTAGTCCAGCGCCGTTAACTGCTAAAACTTGACCGTTAGTTCCTACTGGAATACGTTCAACTGCACCACCTGAACCTTTACGTAGTAAGTCACCTGCGGTAGTCAAGATTGGGGTCACATCACCTGTTTGTGCTACCAAATTCCATTTTGTTGGATTTGTAGTTGGGGTGTTACCAATGTTGTTAGCACTGATGCTGATCCATGTGCTACCCAAGTATTCTACTGTGTCATCTAATTCATATTCTGTTCCAGCCGCATAAGTTCCCTTCCAGAACATACCAGCAGCCAACAAACTCCAATATGTAGCATTTGGTGGTTCAACTCCACCGCCGTTGTTTGAAGTATGTGCAAGAATACAAATGTAACTACGTGCGCCATATCTTACAATATCGCCTGCTAGATAAGCAGTACCATTTGTATAAGTTGGATTTGGTGCTAGTCTAACCCCGTCAACGTACAATGTAAAGAAACTGGTATTAGTTGGTAAATTGCCAGATCCTTCTGCGGTTGCAATATATAATTTTGCACCGTACTTAACTACTTCACCAACTTTATAAGTTGTTCCTCCAGCATAATCGCCTGCAAAACTAAAACCTGTAGTAAACGGATCCCAGTTAGCTGTATTAGTTGGCGTAACACCAGTTGTATTAACTTTGGCAGCATAGATACTACCACCATAATTTACTAACTCACCTGGCTTATATGCTGTAGCACCACTATAAACACCTGCGTAAGTATAGCCTTTGGTTAATACGTCCCAGTTTGCTGTTACTGTTGGCAAATTGCCAGTAGTGTTTCCTTTAGCTACATAGCTGTAACCACCATACTGTACAATGTCACCTTTAACGTATGCAGTTGCTCCGCTATACGCACCTAGTGATTGTAGGCCGCTGACCATCGTATCCCAGTTGGCTGTATCAGATGGTAAATTGCCTGTTGTATCTTGTTTTGCTACAAATGCGCTTGCACCGTATGTAACAATGTCGCCCTTCTTATAAAGAGTTGCGCCATTATAAATTCCTTTATAAACGACACCTTGTGTAATTACTGTAAAATAATTTGTGTCTGTTGGAAGATTACCTGTGGTAGTTACGGAAGCAACGTAAGTGTTAGCACCATAAGAAACAACATCACCTGGTTGATAAGTTGCGCCGTTATCGTATGTACCTTCAAATTGCAAACCAGTTGCAAACATTGTAAATTTAACTGTGTCAAATGTTACGGTACTGGTATGATGCGTGTTACAAATATAAACTTGCCCACCATAGCTAACCATATCGTTTAGCTTGTAACGAGTAGCACTTGCCCATGTTCCTTTGAAAGCAATACCGTCGTTGAATAAGCTCCACTTACTGAAATCATCTTCAAGACCTAATGCGGCAGTTGAAGCAGAAGTGTGACTGGTATTTGCAATGTAGCTACGTCCACCATAGTTAACAATATCGTTAACCTTGTAGTATGTAGCAGTTGCCCAAGTACTTCCCCAAGACTGACCGTCATTCATTAACTGCCATTTGCCAGCAGTTAAATCAGTCTCAAACCCGCCAGTTGCGTCAGAGTCTGCAATGTGACCTAGCACACAGACGTATGCCTTGCCGCCGTAGCGTACAATATCATCTTTTACGTATGTTGTAGAATTGGTCCATACGTTTTTCCATACGAAACGCAATCTACCAAGTTTAAATTCTGCCATTTTCTTTTTCCTTTAAGGTAAATCTTATTAATTTTTATATTTATTACACATCTGAAGGGTAAGTATAGGCCTTGTTGACTCGTGCAACCAACTCGCCTTGTGCGTTCAAATAATAATAAATGCTTCTGCTATCCCATCTATATTGGTCTGGATTTAGATTAGTATCTGGTCTAATATGATCTTCATTTCGACCGTCAAAATAGTCTACTCCTACCTCAAACTCTGTAAAATCGTCTTCTGCCAATCCTATATTATTGACAACAATTTCTTCATCAACGCCTAATAATTGATCTACTCTAGTAAAATATAAATCACCTTCTTCTGTTCTACGTAGAGCGTAATAATATCTTGGATTATTTGCACCAAGCAGTGCTGATGTATCCTGATCTCCTACATAATATGTACTCATAATTTCTCCTTATTACGATATTTCTACGTAACTTACAATTGAATCAACTGCATTTGCTACATTTGCTATCACATGAACTGCATTATCTGGAGCGACCAATAATCTTTCGCCACCATTGACTGCTCTCAATGTTTGATTAGCAGGTATAATTATATCTTTCATGTAATACCCTAAAACTGATGGTACTACACTTGAGTCAGTGACTGTGATACTAACAGTCACTGGATCTGCTGTTTTATTGGCCAAACTCATACCAATCACAGTTGCTCTTGCTGTAGGAGGCATTGTTATGATTGATGTTGGACTTGTCGCCACATTTGGGGTTATTTTATTTTTAAATGCTGTTGCCATTTTTTATCCTAATGTTAAAACTAATTGAATTGATAATTCTTCAGCTTCGCCAACTGTAATATTTGCAGTCTGTTCACCTGCAGAGTTAATCCACTGACTTCCGTTGTAAACTTCTACTCGTTTATCAGAAGTATTATATCTAAGCATTCCAATTTCAGGAACTATTGGTCTTTCAGGTGTTAATCCATAAGGAATGACTATTGCGCCAGTTCCTTCAAACTTGTAATAGCCTGTACCAGTTTGTTGGAAAGTTAAAACTGCATTATTTGTTGTTGCTCTAATTTCATTATCTTTAAATGCAAAATTTTCAATATTAACAGATCCTGTACCAGTAGCCTGAATATTAATATTAGTATCAGTGGCCAATGTAGAAATTGTATTATTGTCTATTGATAATTGGCCAATTTCAAATCTATCAGCACGTAGTCTTGTAGCATTAATATCTGCTATTAAATTTCCATTAGAATAAAATCTAATAACATTGTCGTTTGCACCTGGTGTTAATTCAGCTGTAATATAAGTGTTTAGATCTGTATCATATACACCATCTAATATGAGCCAATTGCTGCCGTTATAACCTTCAAAGTGAGTTGTTTCACTGTTATATCTAATACCGCCAACTTGTGACCCTCTTTGATCAATCGTACCAGAAGGAAGTCTTAAGCTCTGTGTTGAATCAATATAAACAATTCCAGAGCCATTTGGTTTGATTACAAAATTTTCGTTGGATGTTGTTCTTATTTCATTATCTTGAATTTCAAAATTTTCAAATTTAACAACACCTATACCAGTGGCAGCTAGGGTCAATGGACTATTGACATTTGATGATTGTACAGTTGATCCGGTAATTTGTAAGGTGTCAACATTTAATGTATTAGTATATAAATTATTCCAACGTTTTGATGTTGATCCTAAATTGTATACTCCGCTTGGAATTAAATCGCTGGTAATTCCTGCAACAAAGCTAATAGTATCTGTTGGTTGATCACCAATTATAATATTACCACCAATAGTAACGTTACCACCAACTTCTAAGTCGCCCGTAATAGAAACATTGTTTTGTAAGTTGATTTGATCACTAGCTGAAGCAATATTTAGGTTAGTGGTCAATGTTTCTATAGTAGAACCACTAATTTTAATGTCGCCAGTAGTTATTTGTGTTGGCTCAACAGTTGTTACGTTTGTTCCATCACTCAATGTTAAACCAGTACTACTTGCAATGTTGACATTAGATGCAGTAAATTGTACCTGTCCTGTTACTTGATTAACATAAAATAAATCACCAACTCTAAAGTCGCCTTTATGGTCTACTGAATTATAATAAATGTATGCACCGTTGGTATCAACTACTTCGTTCGCTTGTACAACTAGTCCTTCATCATTAGAACTATCTTTTCCAGTTCCAATGTAAGCAAAGTTGTGACCAATCAAATACATGATTACGCCTTTGCCGTCTCCTGCAACGCCGTAATTTCCGTATACGTTGGCGCTGGACATAGATCTAACTTCTGTACCAAAATCTGAATAATCGACCAATTCAATATATTTTGCAGTTCCTGTTGCAGTTCTTATATCTTGTATTACAAATGAATCGTCTTCTATATCTGTAGAACCCTCTGTGCCATTAAAATGTAATAATAAAACTGTATCAGCTGTTTTTACAAATTCTGATGTTGGAACTGAGAAATTGCTTGTATATTTTGCAATGCCTTTGCTAACTCTAAGTTCGTCAATTAGTCCATTAAAGTTCCCAGCAATTCCATCAAATCTTGAACCAATAGTCAATGGACTCTGTATGTAATTAGTGTTATCAGTCCAAGTAGAACCTACTTGTACTCCGTTAAAGAACAATCTTGTAGATGTACCACTTCTAGAAAGGGCTATGTGATGAAACGCTCCCGTTGTAACATCAGTTCCTGTAATTCTAACTGCACCATTTACATAATATGTAAGCTGATTAGTGTTTTGAATATAAACTACCGGTGCATTTTGTGTATTTGTTGTTCTAAAATCTAAAATATTATGTTGAGCGCCAGATACACTTCGGTTAATAAAACATTCTAATGTAAAATCTCCTGTACCAAAATTAAAATCTGGTGTTGAGCCTATCGTTAGATAATCACCAGTACCGTCTAATAACAGCGCCGCAGTTCCAAATTTTTTGTTGGTCTGTGTCAATTGTGCATTGCCGTTGGCCGTTACTGTTTTTCCGTTAGCATCAGCTTTAGAAACTAAACCATCAACTTTGCCAGTTAGGAAAATTTTGTCGCCGCTGATACTACTAATAACTCCCTGTGCTAGAATAGTAGTTCCATCACTGTCGTAAGATGTTAGTGTTTGTCCTGCACTAAATGTACCAGTGGTAGTTGAAACTCTAATGGCTGTTTTTCCTGTGCCAGCAAAACCAGTTGTTCCAGTTAATCCTCTTAGACCATAATTTGCATAGTAGGTAAAACTGTTAAGCCATTCAACTCTAACACCGTTGGTCATTGTTATGGCATTGGCACCAGGAGTAATAAATGTTGCACCATGGAATAAACAGGCTGCTTCTTTGCTTGATGGGCTTACGACACTGCCATCTAACAATGCACCACGACCAGCATCACCTTGATCAAATCCTAAAGGATCTGTTGGGCTTGTTACACTTCCTTTTGTTATTACACTCACGTTTCTAATATAAGGGCTCTTAGAAGTTACAGTCATTCCTGAAGCATATCTAAAAGCGTGTCCAGTATTATTTGTACTGTTATAGAAAAAATCAGCAACTGTTAAATCTTCAATGGTTACTTCACCATTTAATAAAAACGCATCTTTATCATTTGACCCCAATGTTGGTTTGATAATAACACTTCTAATCCCTGATCCTCTAATTGTCACTCCAGCAGGAACAGTCATTGGGAAGATTTCAGTGTAAACTCCTGGATAAACTATAACAGTAGTTCCAGAAGTTGCTTGTGTTAGTGCATATTTTACAGATCCGTAAGGATCGTTTTGATGGGTACCTGAATTGGCGTTGTCACCAAACGTTGAAACATATATTGTATTTCCTGGACGGAATGCTAGATCAATTCCGCCTACAGTTAGGGAATTTGTTACAATGTTGTCAGCGTTAACAGTGTTAATATAGGCGTTTTGCCAACGTTTGTCACTTTGACCAATGTCATATGTGTCGGTTTGAGATGGTAATAAATTTCCATCTACTCCGCCTGCCAATGTAACGTTTTCTGAGTTAATGGTTCCAGTAGCAGTAATGATTCCTTGAATATGTAAATCGCCATAAATCTCTAAATTAGAGTTAATGTTTACATCACCTGTACCAGAGGGGTCTATATCAATATCAGTGTCTGGAGTGAATGCCCCAATGATATTGTCTTCAACAGTTAGGTCGCCTGCACGTAGTTTTCCATTATAAACTACTGCATTAGCTCCAGAAGGAAGAATATTAATAATTCCATTAGTAGAAGTAATAGAATTGTTTGTAACTGTTAGGTATGTGGTATTATCGCCGACCTTTAGTTGATTGTCAACTATTAAATTTGTAGTTTTTGTTGTTCCGTTTACGGTTAATTCGTGAGTGGGCGTGTTGGTTTTGATCCCAATTTTGCGATCGTTAACATCTAAATACAATAGATCCGTGTCAAACGCTAAATCAACTCCATTACGAAGCAGATTCGATTTGAGCAATGGACCGGAAATTTGACCAACGGCCATACAATCACTCCTTTAACCCCGTGTTTCACGGTTAACCACCTTACATTGCGGGTTTACCACAGTATGTCATGTAAAACTTGGTCGGCTTTACAATTATAGATATTTATCGGTTTTTGAAATTAACCCAAGATAAGGGTCCAAACATTGGTTAATTGTTCAACGTCGTCTTCAGTGGCGTTGCCTCCTACCCCACCAAAGTTATCAAAAGAATCTCCGTCCCAAACTTCCATAGTCTGTGTATCAGGATTAAATCGAATTGTTCCAATTTCGTTTGCTAGAGGTGCTACCAAATTATTAACTGGTACTAATACCGCAGTTGTGCCTCCTAATTTAACCCAACTAAATTGTGTTCCAGGCATCTTGATAGGATCATTGGTTAAATTAATAATATCATCACCATCAAATTTAATATTATTAAGCATAACATAACCTGTCCCAGATGTAGACAAATTCAAACTATTTGACCCAGTGACAGAAATAGTATTTCCAGTGCTTGTAATTTGATCAACATTCATAGCGTTAGCTGATATTGCAGTTGTAGTTATGGCAGCTACTGTTGAATTATTAATTACAAATGGTATAGTATTATTAGTTGGATGGGCAACAACTCTTGTATTCCTATTAGATGAATATACTCCCCCTAGAGCAGTCCTAAAATTTCTTTGCCCTACAAATTGATTTAGTGCGTTGTCATACCTAATTTCTGCACTGTTCATAATAGGTTTATCTGCGCCTGTACCTGAAGGTAATCTTAAAGAATCACTTGAATCTATATAGACATTGTAGTTAGATTTAGGTTTAATTCTAATGTTAACACCAGTATTAGCTGATAGTATATTGTCAGTAAATGTCAAACCGTCAACGATTACCCCACCTGTACCATTTCCTACTAGGTTTAGGTTAGAATTAAGTGCCGTTATTGTATTGTTGTCTATTGTTAGATTTGGTAAATCAATGCCATTGATCCAAGAAGTCGTCCATCTTTTTGAGTTAGATCCAAGATTGTATGTGTCGCCAACATCTGGTATGATATCTTGATTTAAATCCATTGCAATGGTCACAGTGTCAGTACTTTGATTTCCAACAGTGATCGTTCCTTTGAAATCTAAAATTCCTGAAACATTTAGATTTTTTGCAATATTGACGTTGTCGTCAAGTAAAAATATACCAGTTGCAGTTTTAAAGTTTATAGGACCAGATATAGTCTCAATAGTAGACCCACTAAATCTAAAGTTGTTAGACTCAACTTTATAAGGAGCTAATATTGTTGTATTTGTTCCGTCACTGACAGTAATAGTTGATAGCCCAGATAAGTCAAAAGAATCACCACTAAAACTAGTAGTTCCTTTCTTAAAGTTTACTAAAAAGTTATCGCCAATTCTAAAATCTCCACCATGATCAGTAGAAATATATCTAACTTTAGCACCGTTTAACTCTACAGTTTCATTGGCTTGCACCCTCAATGTGTTGTCATTTGATGCATCCTTTTCAGTGCCAATATAGGCAAAATTGTGTCCTATTAGATAAGCTAAAACATCTGCTCCATTACCAACAAAGCCATACTTGCCATAAACATTTGCACAACTGATACATCTAATCTCTGCACCATAAGTGGCTGTTGTAGCTACTCCTGGAGAGGAAAAAATTGGGATTCCAAAGCCAGCTACCAATGAAGTAGTAACATAGATTCTCCACATATTAGTATTAACAGGGTCTTCAATTACGTAATCAACGATGTATAATGTACCTGCTACATTAATGGTCCAATCTTTACCTACAGTTGTTTCAAAATTAGGAGGAAGATTATACTTGTACCATGCTACCCACTTTTCACCTACTGAGTTTCCAGTAGTATCCCAAATATCATTAGTAACAATAAGCGTTGTTCCAACATCTGGATAGAAGCTAATAGGTTTAAGCTGTGCTGTTGGATCAATGTTTTGATCAAATGTCATTCTCCACTGGGTTGGATATATAGGATCTGTTACAACTGATACTACTTGGTAGAATAAAGGTTGTAGTGGATACCTATCAAGCACTGCTGTTTGACCTACTAACGACTCTACAAATGTTTGACTGGTGTATAGAGATTTGTCTAAATTTACGCTGTCTGGAGTATAAGAAATGCTTGTATATCCTGGACCAACATTAACTACACCAGGAGCTGTACCATTTACTGTTTCAAACCCTAGTAAACCTTGAGTTGCATAAAATCCTCTATTGGCATAATATGTAAAACAATCAATTGCTTCTACTCTTACACCATTAGTCATAGTAACAGCGTCAACACCTGGAGTGATAAAAGTCACTCCATAAAATAGCATACTGGCACTGATGCTGGTATTATCAGCTACACTGCCATCAATATATGCTCCTTTACCTGCATCATGTGTATCATAACTTAGTGGGTCAGATAATGTTATATTTGATCCTTTGGTAATTACGCTGACATTTCTAACATAAGGACTCTTACTAGTAACTAGATAATTGTTTGCAAATCTAAAAGCGTGACCAGTATTGTCTACAGCATTATATCTAAACCCAGTTACTGTTAAATCTTCTACTGATGTATCACCATTTAGTAAAAAGGCATCTTTATCAATTGTTCCTGCGGTAGGCTGAACTATAACTCCTCTTATTGATGTTCCAATTATAGAAACACCTGCAGGAACTGTTAAAGGAAAGACTTCAGTGTATGTACCGCTAGTGATATGGATAGTCGTTCCAGCAGTTGCTACACTTAGAGCTTTTGCGATAGTTCTAAATGGACTCAACTGTATGTTACCTTGATTTGTGTCTGATCCTAAAATACTAACATAATAACTGTCGCCTGGTAGTGTTAAAAATACTGATATGCCAGGAGGAACTGTTGGTATCACTACATTATTAGTGTTAACAGTTTCAAAATATGCTTGATCCCAAGTGTATTCAGGACTACCAACAGAACCTGTATTGTTAACTGCTGGTCTTACATCAATACTTAAATTGCCTACTTCAGTTTGTGGTAATGGATCTGTTACAGTTGTTGTAAAATATAGTGCATTTCCATTAATAAAAACGTTACCAGTAACATTTGTTGTAGACTTAAAATTTGTTCTTCCTGTTCCTGATGGATTAATATTAACACTAGAGTTGGTGCTGGTAGTGCTTATTGTTGCCGCAGAAAATCTTATATCGTCTGTATCAAGTTTTGGTACATTTATTAATTGTGGCGATTCAATAATAAAATCTGAATTATTTGACGAAGTAATATTGTTTGTGGTAAATGTTACTCCATTAACCACAACTGGGAAATCTGAAATTATGTCTACAGTTCTAAGCCCAGTATTAATTACCTCTAAATCAGGAGTTGAAGGAGTACAAACTACTTTTTTGCCTACACCAATTTTTCTACATTGTACATCTAAGTACAACATATTAGTTTCAAAGGCTAAATCTATACCTTTTCTTTCAAGGTTAGCTTTGAGTAACGGTCCAGAAATTCTTCCGACGTTGGACATATTTTACTCCTTATCTATCAAAACCGTATATAATGTATATAGGTTTTCCTAAAGGCACTGGATTGTCAAATTTAACGTATCCTTTATTGGCTGTGACTTCTATAGTGTAATTAATTTCTGGGAGTTGATAAACGTTTTCAACGTAAACTTGTATGTTAGTTGAACTAGGGTTTCCTAAATCATCAACTGGAATAAAATTATTATTATCAACGTCTAAAATTTCATGTGTTAAAGAACCATCTAAATTTACTTTTAATGTTGCAGTTCCTGAAACAGTGGCAGTTGGTACATTCACGTATCCTGTACCACCAGAAACAACTGTAATTTCAGTGATCACGCCAGAAGGATTTACTACTGCTATTGCCACTGCATTGTCATCTCCAATGTCTGGAGGACTAATTGTAACGTCTGGCGGATCTAAAGGATCGTAACCACTACCACCATTTAAAACAGTTATAGTATTAATTTCTCCTGTGGCAGCACCAACACCAATTTCTTTTAATTTAATTCTACTTGGTCTATTAGTTCTAACTTTTTCCCAACTCCAAGAAGGATCATAATCAGTGTATACTTCAAAATCATTTTCTTCTGAGTTATAACGTATCATACCTGGAACACCAGTCACAGGCCTATCATTGGTAGTTCCAATTGGTACAGTTAATGATTTATTAGTATTGACTATTGCTCTACCATCAGCTTCAACAGAGAAACGTTGACTTTTTGGTTTGTACGTGTCAATATTTTTACGTTTTATAAATTTCATTATGCTACCGCCATACTGCTGATCACAGCATTAACAACATCTGCGGCATTAGATTGCATAGTAACAGTATCACCATCACTTAAAACTAATTTTTCCATATCCATAACAAATGTGTCGCTGGCCACTATAGTTAAACTTTTTAAAATTTGATTAGCGTTTCCTCGACTGCTTCCATCAGGTATTACCCAAACATCCACAACAGCATCCGTACTGGTGCTGTGATTGCAAATCATTAATGTTGTTATACCGTTTTCGCCAACAGACACAAAAACATCTGTTGGGTTAGTATTTGCTAAATTCGTTGCTGTTATCATAATAATCCTTAGAACATTAAACTAGCAAAAAACGCACGGCGTTTGCTAGGTAATTCATCTCTCACATTTTCACTATTCACAAAAAATAATCCTGTACCTCCTGGTCCTTCATAATCAGGATAAATTTTAACTCTACCACTTTCATTAGCTGGCGCTTGATAAACACTATCAATGACCATACTCAATGAAGTTTTTAATTCTATAGAAGGATTAGTTGATATCCCAGGTCCTGGTTTAGTAGACAGTATCATTCTTGTATTAGCTGTCTCCATGGTAATCTCGTTTGAATCATTGATTTTTATATCACCAATAACCATTCTATTACCAAAGACTGTAATCCATTGATTGCCACCAATACTTGTTCTTAGTTGTGCTTCTGTTACAGCGCCTGCGCCTGAGCTTGGATAACCTGGAACGTCTTGTTCAACAAATTCTAGATAAGTGTTATTTCTAAAAACTGGAACACCTGCACCAGTTCTATAGTTTAACTGAATACGTCTTCTATCTGGCTGTAGTTCAATTGCATAATCTACATAGCCTTTGTTTGGAATATCGTTGTCTTTATTTCTAGTAATAATTCTTTGTGTGTAGTTTGAAACTCCATCAACAGTAACAGTTCCTTGTGAATTATCTGCTCCTAAAAGACTAAGATCAGTATTTGATGTTCCTGTTCTAATAGCGTTCACTACGATTGCAGAATGTCCTTCTGAACTTATTCCACCAGAAGGAGGACCAATATAAAATTCCCAAATTCCAGAATTTGTTACGCCATTAAAAGTCCAACTTTTATTTTGATTATAAAATAAGTTTGCATTGTAATTAGGAGATGCAGGACCTCCTCTAGCAATACTTAAACCTGAAATACCATTGCCACTAACACCTGCAGTTGCACCATTACTTAAACCTGATTCGCCCTTGTTTAAGACTAATATTTTATCATTGATGACTAAATCACTACTTTCAATAGTAGTGGTTTGGCCGTTTACTTGTAAGTTTCCGTAGATGTGAACGGTGCCTAAATTGTCACTGTCATATTTGGTTTCTAGATAGATATCGTTAGACGATTGTACGTGCCAATCGCCACTAATTCGATTAACTTTTTTAATAGATGGCATGTTCGTTTCCTTGTATGATATTTATCTGTATGGCAAAATCATTAACTTTGCGATAAAAGAGCTACCATATACAGCTTATTAAAATTTTTGATCAGTTTATTGATAATAATTATTTGCTCATCTACTCTTCGTAAACTAGCTTTAGATTTTTGATTTCTAGCAATCACTTCAAGATTACCAAGTTTTACAACTTCTAAATCAACTGCCCGTAACATCCGACTAACATCTTTTTTAAACATAGGTAGGTTGTTTTGGCTATTTTCTAAACGATTCCTAACCCTATGCCAGTCTAAACTAGAAGTTATCAAATACTCTTCCATAGCAGTATTTACTCACAAAAAAGCCCACCGAAGTGGGCTTTTTGTTTGCTTTGTAACTCTAAGATTACTGGAAGCTAACGTTGCTAGATGTGATAGCAACTTTGCTTAGGTAATCAGCCGCGTTACCTAGAGAAGAAGCAGTGTTGCTTAGTTCTACGTAACCATAACGTGTCATAAAGCCAACTACTGGTTCAAAAGTAGCTGGATCTAGAACAACGCCAGAGCTCATTAGAGGAATGTATGGGCAATAGAATGCAGCCGCATCAGCTTCGCTTGGTCCTTTGTAACCTAGTAGAACTTGGTTATTGTCTTGACCACTGTCAGCTAAGTATGCGTCAACGTAAACACGCATAGCACCGTTCAATGTACCAACAAACTTAGTGTTTGTAGGTGCTTCAAAAGTACCTTCTGTTGTACGTGCAAATGCACTTGTAGTAGCAGACTGAAGAATTGTAAGAGCTTGGTTACTTACAACTGCCCAGTTAGCCGCACCACGACGTGTACGCTGTGCAATCTTGTTTGCTTCACGGTTGATTAGAACTGCTAATGCGGCATGCTCGTCACCAACGAATGTAGCTGTACCACTTACTGCTGCCTGGTCGTATGTAGAACCAACACCAGCTAGTGTACGTAGGGAAGCTAGAACTTCTTGATCGATTTCAGCAGTAATTTCTTGTGCTAGAGCAGCCATAATTTCTGCTTCAATATCGATACCTTGTTGTGCTTGTGCATCTTGAGCAGCTTCGAAGGTCCAACGTGCGCTTAGTTTGCGTGTCTTAGCTTCAACAGCTTGTTTCAAGATTTGAATGCTCATACGCTTACCTGGTGTACCTTCTAGGCTAGCAGTAGCGGCAGCTTTACCGTCACCACTGGAACCTGTACCAGAGTAGCTAGTAGCAATCTTGAATGGGCTTAGTGCTTCTTCACCAGCTGTGATACCATCACTTGTATCAGCATAGCGGATACGTAGTGTATGAATCTGACCAACTGGACCAGTCATTGGTTGAACGCCGACGATTTCGTTAGCGATAACTGTTGGCATAACACGACGGATTACTGGAAGAATCACGCGGTTTAGTGTTGCAACATTACCAGCACTTGTAGAGCCAGCTGTTGCACTTTCTGCAAGATACTTACGAGTATTCTCTAATGTAACACCCATAACGGCCTTTTTATGACCTTGTAGGCCTTCTAGTAGGGCCTCTTTAGTTTCTTGCCATTTTTCGTTTAGCAATACGGACATTTTGTCATCTCCTTAGTTTTTAAGACCCGCTAGTTTGCGGATGTCAATTAAATTATCAATACCTTCTTGAACTTCGGCAGTGATTTTGGTAGGCTTGTCGCCTGTGATTTCTTTGCTTTCATTTAGTGCCTGTTTTTGTGCCTTTGCGTGTGCCTTACCTTCCATCACCGCTGGTAAGTACTTGTCAAACGCTACGGACAACTTAGCAGTCTGTACAGACTCTAGGAGTTGACTCATAATCGCTCTCTTTTCACTACTTAGCGGAGCTAGTAATTCTTGCATTGCTTCCTTGCGTTCCATCAAGTCTTGAGCAATGCGAGCTTCACGCTCCTTGCTTTCAACTAGTTGTTGTGCTTCAGATAATGCTTGTTGTGCTTCAGCTAGTTCTGCTTCTTTCTTATCAACAATCTTCAACAAACGTGAAGTTGTTGACTTTTCATTAACATGACTAGCCATATATTCTGCTGTGAAGGCTTCAAAAATCTTGCGTCCAAAGTGATTCTGACGAGCACTATCAATGTCTTCACGTAGTTGAGTGATTTCAGTTGTTAACTTTTCACTTACTGCGTTTTCAACAATAGCGGCGCTCTTCTGGATAAACGCTTGTTTGATTTCAGCAAATTTTTCTTTTGCTTCACGAACTAAACGTACTTTGGTTTCTGCAAGGTCTTTTTTATCTTCTGCGAATTCTTGGATTTCACGAGCTAGTGCTTCTACTACAAAAGCTTCTAACTTAGCGAAATTTTCTGCAACTTTTTGACGGTCGCTTTGGAATTCACCTAACTCTTTTGCTAGATTCTGGATAACAAAAGTTTCAAGTAATTGAGAATCTTTGGTCATCTTTGCTACATATTGAGCTTGTGCTTCCGCTAGGCTCTGTCTGTCAGCAACGAATTCAGCGATCTCTCCGGTCAACTTCTCACCTACCATCTTGTCAAGACTTTCAATCATAACGCTACGATCGTGATCGTAACGTTGTGCAAATTCTTCACGCAATTCGGCAGTAAGTTGGTCGCGAGTTTCTTGGAGCTTTGTGGTCCAAGCTGTTTCGATATCAGCCTTAATTTCCTCAGAAATTACGCCGCTCTCGAAAAGTTTTTTGAATGCGTCCAACATTTCTATTTCTCCTCGGGCTTATTTTAGACCTTGAATAATATTAAGGAGACTTTCCTTAAGATATTTTTGGGCCTTTGGATCTTCTTTAACTTCGTGTGCTATTTGCATAGCTCTATAACCACCTTTAGAATTCATAAAATGTTCATAAATGGCTGTAGGATATGCACCTGGCGCACTTGGCTGTGCTACTACGTCGACTGTAATAATTTCAAAATCTGACACTTCGCCAGTTCTATCATCAACGTTGCCGCTACCTCTGCTACTAACACCTAGCTTAACGCCAGACTCTAACATGGTGCGGACTAAATTTCCCATTGGCGTTGGCAAAATTTTAAATTTGCCGTAGCCGTTTGGACCGTCCATCCACATATCTGTAATCATGTGACTGACACGATCCAAATTTACTTTTAAGTCATCTGGATGATCAACTTCGCCTAATACGCTATATCCATTTTTGATTTGATCAATCAACGTCTTGACAGCATTGCCAATTTGGTCTACAGGATAAACACGCTGATTTGCGTTGCGTATCCCGCCTTGAATGCAAATACCCTTCATATAAAGGTTTTTTCCATCCTTGTCGTCGGATTCAACAATACAACGTGCTTGATCGAAGCTTAAACTTTCGCGTAATAATAGGCTCATTAATTTGTCCTAATTACTTGGCGTGGCTTGGAGCTAGTGGGCTCTTGGTATTGCCTGCGCTTTCTCCGCTACCTTTTTTCTCAGCGCCATGACCTTTGCTGTCCTTGCTGAAAAATTGTTTAGCATTGGTGCCGCCTGGAACATTAACATTACCTGCGTTATCTTCCTTTGCACTTGGGTTTAGCAAGCCACCTTTGACTCCACCCTTTTCATCACCAGATCCTAATTTAAATGCTGTTCCGCCCATACGGTTTTCACCTGCTACTGGACTTTTAGCATTTACACTCTTTTCACCTGCGCCTTTCTTCTCTGCGCCGTGTCCATCACTTACTTTTTCGGTATATTCACGAATCATGAACTCGTCTTTCTGTTCATCATCGCCTTCTTCACCTTCTTCACCTTCTTCATCGCCCATGTCGTCCATGCCTTCTTCGCCGGACATTAGAGCTTCAAATTCTGCTTTTAGTTCTGCTAGAGCGTCTTCTAGGTCATCAATACGTGCATCTGTATCGCCTTCTTCACCCTCATCGCCAAATTCGTCGCCAAAGTCGCCCATGTCTCCATCGTCCATGCCGTCAGCTTCCATGTCACCAACTAGATCGTCAGTTTCATCTTCAACTGCGCCACCAATTTCGATCACGCTTTCTTCTTCCATTCCAAAACTTTCTTCAGTTTTGTCTTGTTTATTTTTTTCATCTTCTTCGTCTTTTTTTGCTTCTTCTTCAGCAATTAGACTTTCATAAATGCCACGGCTTTTTTCCACAACGATTTGATGGAAAAGCTCATTGGCCTTTTCAGTTTCTTCGTTAACTAGATAATCTAGTAATTGTTCAAATTTAGATTGCATTGCAAGGTCTCCTTAAATTTAGGCAAGGCTGTCGAGTATATTTACAGCGTAGATAATTTATATAGCAGAAATACGTCAAAAAGACGCATTTTTGACGTTAAATGTCAAATAATTTTTAATTTTATTGAGCAGGTTGAACTGGAGTTGCGTACTGAGCTTGTATTAATTCAGACTCCATTGCAAGTTCTGCCATGTGTGCTTCATAATTTTTACGCATTTGATTTATCTGTTTCAAAGACAAACGTGTCTTTCTTGTATCAGATAACTCAAGTTTGTGTTTATCATCTTCTGGCTCATAGCGTTTATCCGCAATCATATCGGCGTCAAAATCATCTTCGCCTTTATAATCTTTGTCAAAATAAATGAATTCACGTAAGAACATAGTAGTATTATTTATTGTGCAGGGGCAGGAGTTGCACTTGCACCTATGGATTCTGGGCCACCTGCTGGCTCTGCGCCTGGTGGCGGTACATCTGGATTTTCTTCTTCACCACTTAATGAATCCATATCACCTTGTATACCACCTGGTGTAATGCCAATACCACGCATTTCCTGTCCAGGTGCTTGTGCTGTACCAGTGTCTCCAACGATGTTTTCTTGACGCCATAGCATTTCGTTTTCCTGCATTTCTTCTGCACTTAGTCCTAAGAAACGCTTTAATGCAAATCGTTTGCTCATGTAAGGTACTTCAGATACTGCTTGGAATGTGCTTACACGTTGTCCATCTAGCTCTGTTTGACGATAAGCCGCAAAGTTTTGTGGAGGATTAAACTTTAAATCAAAGATGTTAGGGTCAATATTAATACCACTATTCTTTAGATATAGTTTAAATTCTAAGTCAAACGCTTCAGCAAATAAGCTCTGTAAACGCTCACAATAATAGTTAAAACGTAGCTCTTGAATGTATGCAGTACCTACACGACCATCGGTAAAACTTGCATTTGAATCGTCTGGACCTGTTGGCAAATAGCTACTTGGTATGCGTAAAGCACGGAATAATTTGTTGGTAAAGAAGCGTAAATCTTCAATCTCACCCAAGTTTGAACCGCCTTGTAATGTGTCAACACGGCTACCACGACCCTCTGCTGTTTGTGGGAAGAAGTAATCTTCTGTGGTGCTTAGTGGGTTAAAACCACTGTCAATAACTGACTGACCACCGCCTGTAATACTTGGGATACGGCGTTGATTAACTTCATTTTTAACACGTTCTACGAAACTCATAGCCATGTGACTTGGCATGTTACCAACGTCAATGTAAAAAATTCTACGTTCTGGAGCACGGACAACACGATAGATAATAATCGCATCTTCCAATAATTCTTTTTGTTTGTAAACTTTAAAACACATTTCCAGCAGACTATTGCCAAATGGATAGTTGCTGTCCAGTCCTTCACTTAAACTTAAATGAATAACATGATTAGCGTCAACTGCTACTTGATCTTGACTATGACTGAATCTGCTGCCAGTTAATTGCGGATATCCGCCAACCATACCACGTTGGAATCCACCACCAGTTACATAGGCCGCATTTCCTGGCGTTGCTCCTGGAGCATTTGGATTGATTTGTGTAACCGTTAGTGTTTGTAAATTAATGTTTAAATCACGAATAACATACTGCTCTGGAATTTTTCCTTCACTTTCGTTAACAATGATTTTATCGACTTTGCTAGGATCAATGTAAATCCATTTTTGTGTTTCTGGATCACGTACAAAGAAGCAGTCCCCGTATTTGTATAAATTACGTATTGTTTTAAAAATTCTAACATCAAATTGATTGAGTTTATACCACTGCTGTAGATACTTTTTGATCAATTTAATTTCAGTGTTTGTTGCTTGTTCGTTATAGCTTACAGTAAAACAAGTACCGTTATCTTTGTTTTTCTGTGTGCAAAATTCTGCTAAAATATCTAAAGCCGCATTAACTTCACTGTCAGCATCCATGGTTTGATACTGCTGATAACGCTCTAATCTATTAGGATGACCGCTATAAACATCTGGAAGGAAGCTAGAGTAGTTGCTACGATAGGCGTTATACGCACTACCTTGTCCGCTTATAGGACTCATGGCTCCGCCTTGATTGTTAACTTTAACAGGTGTGAAATACTTTTTCCAAGCCATCCTTAATCCTTATTTTTGTAGGTTTTGTTTTAATATATCAGTTAATCTAGAAAAGGCACTTTCTAGATTTTTTACAGCAGTCATCGTACCTTCATTTGCAGTTTTCATAGCACCGTCCCACCAATCAGGCTTAACAAATGATACTATTGACACATTGTTATTTACCGTTCCTGCCATGGGTACTACAACATTTCCTGTACCGGCTCCACTTGCATCAGAGGGCGCCGCAGTGTCTGCTCTTACCTGTGTTCGAGCACTATTTTCTTGATATTGCTTTAATATATTCTGTGCATCATTTCGAAGACTTTGACTGACTGTAGGATCAATTATTTGAACTTTAACCAATGACTCACCATTATTTGTTTTTTCATCAATGAT